CTATTTTAAGCCATTTCAAGGCAATTACTCTAGGGTTCGATTCCCGTACGGACTGTTTTAAAAGTCGCATAAACACTGTGTTTGCGGCGTCTTAAAAAAATTGGTACTCAAAATGGTACTCAAAAATTGAACACAAAAGAAAGGAGTCTGCGCAAGTGCTTTAGATTCTTTTCTGAAAATGGTAAACTTGGAACGCTGTGGCGTTCTTTTTTTTATGCGGTTTTTCTGCTTATTTTTTGCGGAAGAACCGTATTTTTTTATGCAAAAATATAAGCATAGGAGGGATGCGGAATGTTATTTACAGATGAAATTCTTGAAAAAATCTTAACAAGAGAAGATGTGTCAAAGGTTCCGCTTGTGTATCAGTCAGCAATGATTCACGCAATCAAGGAAGTATTGGAGGAAGAGAATGTATCAGATGCAAAATCAGAATATGGCATTTAACCCAAACCCAAGCTATGCCGCTTATCAGTACAACCCAATGCAGAGGTTTCAACAGCCAGAGCCACAGATTCCGCAGATGCAACCACAGTTTCTTGGAATCCAAGGAAAAGTAGTACAGTCGGAATCAGCGATCATGGCGAATGATGTACCTATGGATGGAAGTGTTGCGTTTTTCCCGATGCAGGACATGAGCGCAATCGTTGCGAAACAATGGGATGCCAATGGAACAATCAGAAAGACCGTTTACAAGCCTTTTAATGAGCAGATGGCAGATTCTTCGAGTGACGATAAAAGAATTGAAATAGGGCTGTCTGACGATGCGACAAAGGCTATTACTGACAAATTGGATTGTTTGTTTGGCAAAATGGAAGAGTTGGAAGATAAGTTATCTTCGCAAGCGCAAAGAAAATCTTCACGAACACAAAAGGAGAGTGAGTCTTAATGAATCCTATGCAGATGTTACAGGGAATGAAAAACCCACAGCAGTTTTTACAACAAATGATGGGGAATAAAAGCGTAATGAACAACCCTATGGCTAGAAATGCTATGCAGATGGCACAAAAGGGAGATTCCAAGGGCATTGAGCAGATGGCTAGGAATTTGTGCAAAGAAAAGGGAATTGACGCAGACAAGGCTTTTGAATCGTTTAAAAGTCAATTAGGAATGTGATACTAATTCTTGCAAGATTATGTATATAAAAAATGAATTATGGAGGTAAATTCTATGTTTAACACAGGTAATTGTGCATCCGTTCCGCTTGTTGCGAACATTGACGGAAACGGAAATAACAATGGATGGGGCGCAGAAGGCTCATGGTTATGGTTCATTATCGTTATCTTCGCTATTTTCGGATGGGGTGGATTCGGTAACGGATTCGGAGGAAACGGAATGAATGGTGGTGTCGGAAGCGAAATCCAGCGCGGATTTGATAATCAGGCGGTTGTGTCAAAACTTGATGGCATTACAAACGGACTTTGTGACGGATTCTATGCAGTGCAAACCGGCATGAATGGCATCAACACAAACATTTTGCAGACCGGATTCGGCATTCAGCAGGCTATCAACGCTGATACAGTCGCTAACATGCAGAATACAAACGCATTACAGTCACAGCTTGCTAACTGCTGCTGTGAAACAAGAGAAGCTATCCAAGGCGTAAACTACAACATGGCAACTAACACTTGCGCGTTGCAGAACACCATGAACAGCAACACGAGAGACATTATCGACAGTCAGAATGCAGGAACACGCGCTATTCTTGATTATCTCTGCAATGAGAAAATCTCTAGCTTACAGGCAGAAAATAACGACCTTCGCAGAGCAGCTTCACAGGATCGTCAGAGCGCACTGCTTACAACTCAGATGGCAGCTCAGACACAGCAGATTATCAATGCGGTAAATCCGTCTGCTATCCCGGCATATGTCGTACCTAATCCAAATGCTTATGCATATGGATGCGGATGCAACGCCGGTTGTAACTGCTAAAACTGAATAATTGAGTATCTTAATTGAGTTTAACTCGTTTATAATTTGATTTTAACTCGGCAATAACGAATTAAAACAAGGTTTAAACAAGAATTAAAACAAGATTATGTCTGCTATGCAGTATTACTTATAATCAAAGGGCAGACTATAATGTTTGCCCTTATTTTTATGAAAGAGAGGTAAAGATAATGGAAGTAACAGGAATTGCATTACAAACCGTTGCCGCTGGAGAAGATGTGGCATTCACAGAAACTGCAGTAAACGGAACAAAATGTATCGTACACAGACAGGGAAGTGGAATTATCAAGTTAAGAGGTATCACAAATCAGTGCAAGGCTAGATTTTTGGTATCGTATTCCGGCAACATTCAGATCCCGACAGGCGGTACGGTAGGCGAGATTTCTCTTGCAATCGCTGTTGACGGAGAGCCTTTGCAGTCAACAAAGATGATCGTGACCCCTGCGGCAGTTGAGAATTTCTTTAATGTATCAGCACAGGCATACGTGGATGTGCCATGCGGTTGTTGCAGTACCGTAGCCGTGCAGAATACGTCCACACAGGCTATCGAGGTTCAGAACAGTAATTTGATTGCAGTAAGGGAGGCTTGATATTATGCATAAGTTTGCGAAACAGATTATGGATTGCGTGAAAGCCCACGTCGACGGCATTGGAATTGAGAATTTTGAGGGTCAAAACCTTGATGATCTCAAGGATTGGACGGAGATTGCAAAGAATATCGTATGCTTTGACAAAGACTATAACATTGTTGAAGCCATGAAAAAGTCTGAAGATGAAGAAATCATGCGCATGGTGGAAGAATTTGGGGATTATCCGGGAAGAAGATACTACAATGAGTACCGGTACTCAAACGGAAGATTCGCACCGAAAGGGCGTGGAACACGCAGAGGGTATGTAGAACCGCCATATTATCATCAGATGCCGGAAGATTACCACGAATGGGAGAGTATGCCGGAATACGACCGAATGAGAGACCTTGACAGAATGAGTATGGGGAAGATGTATTATTCAGAGCCTATGAGCGGAAATAACGGCATGAGTACCGGTACTCACGATGCAAGAGAGGGCAGAGCCGGTATGAGCCGGAGAAGCTACATGGAGACAAAGGAAATGCATAACGGAAATTCACCGGAAGATAAGGACGCAAAGATGAAAGAACTCGAAAAGTACATGAAATCTCTTTCTGAAGATGTGACCGAACTGTTTTCCGGTATGTCCCCAGAAGAGAAACAGTTGACCAAGACAAAGCTGACTACGCTTGTCACGAAAATGTAATAGAGAGGGCATTTTGCCCTCTTTGTTTGCGAGGTGGTAAATTGTTCACGATAAACAATGAAATATGGAATTTGGTCAAAGTATCGCGTTACAGCGATATGCTACAGAGAAGTGATGGAAGCAGAACAGTAGGCATGACCGACAGGGACACGAAAACGATATATCTTGCGGATGATATACGCGGAAGGTTCCTTGACCGTGTGTTATGCCACGAATTATGTCATGCGTTCTGCCTTTCGTACAATGTATACATGGATATTGATACCGAGGAAATTGTAGCAGACTTCTTGGCTACATACGGAAGAGAAGTATTTGAAATAGCAGACAGACTATTGATTGAACTTATGGAGGTTGCATAATGGATAAAATTTCAGAACTCTTACAGTACGTGCACCGGACGAATCCGGAAATGACTAGGGAAAAGCTGATAGAAGAGTTGAGCAAAAGCGATTATTCGGCGCGGTCTTTGATTTTCACGAAAGAAAATTTCGTTGCGCTAGGGCAAAAATAAATCCGGCGGTTTGAATCGCCGCCGGAATTGTGTCAGACTTTCGGAATGTAAGAACCTTTCATTATTTCTATAGCGAGTTTCGCGCCTTCCGTCATGTAAAAATCATTATTCTTTGCACAGCAACTAAAAAGCAGTTCCTCAAACTCTGAATATAAATTTTCACTTAATAACCCTTTTAGCTTCTCTGTTAAGGGAGAGAAGTATTCAACAAAGGCATTTCCGGTTTCATTGTCAAGTTGACTTGAGCATACAATTTTAATAAATTCATCCATTTTAGTAGTCTCCTTCTTCTGTTAATAAATAGTTGATATATCCTGTCGCAAGTCTGGCAAGACTTTTACTGCCATCCAACAAATCCAATTTGTACTCTGGTCTATAGCCAAACCTCTGCACGTAGAACTTTTCTTCAAGTTCTAAGTCGTAAATGTCAGATAGCTCCACGAGAATCTTGTGATATAAAAATTTTCTCGTCCACCCAAACTGTTCCATGATAATTTTTAATTTCCAATTATTTTTTCTGAACCACGCTCCGCGTGATGCGTCCAATTGCTGTTTTGAAATGTAACAATCTGCAAATAGGTCATCATTTTTCGGCAATGCCGCCTGTGGTTTCTTTATGGCTTTCTCCATATCGTTAAAGCGTTTCACGTATCGGGCAGTAAATACGATGCCTTTTTCTCCGTTGAATTTGTTCGCAAGAAAATCACATCCTAACTTGGTTACTTTGTAGCACTTGTTTTCTTTTCCGGATTCATCTTTATAGGTAGACGGAATGAAATAATCACTCGCACCTAAATTGTGGTGAGTCAAAATTTCAATGATTCCTGCAGTATGTTTTCCCCTTACATCCTGTCCTTCCAATTTTCTTAAAACTCTGTCGTGACGCGTTTCCATCATTTCTGCAATCTCTAAAGTAGTGATGGTTTGTTCTATTTGTGCCATATTTGTGCCCCTTTCTGTAACTAATCAATTACTGTTGTAACTCTTTAATTACATTATACGGTTTATTTTGTGATTGTCAAGTATTGTTTGTAATTAAATAATTGAATAATAAATTTATTTATGATATTATTGAAACACGTCAAGAGAGAGGAGGCGGTACATTGTTTGCAAAAATCGTAAAACATACGCTTATTGAAAAGGAATTAAGAGTGACCGATCTAGCAAGACTTATTGACACCAGCTCACAAAATCTTTCGCAAAAAATGAAACGTGACAACTTTTCAGAAAAAGAAATGCGACAGATTGCGGATGCATTGGGGCTTGATTTAGAAATTGTAATGAAAGAGAAGAAATAAGAAAACCCGCCTAACTGGCGGGTTTTTGATGAAAGAAAATTTTTCCAGCGCCCCAAAAAATATTTCGTAATTTTTTTGTACCCCCCTGGGGTAGCGTTTTTGGGGTCAAGATTCCATTTTCACGGATTTCCAAAAACGTGTAACAAACGTGCAATTATCTTCGACATTCCGCAAATAACACAAATACACCATATATTATGCTATATATAGATAATTCATTGATGATATTTGATGTTATAGCCGATCACAGGCAAACGCCAGAAGACGCTTGCCCGGCTGTAGTTATAGTCTAGCATAGACCGCATTTTACCACTTGTCAAGATAGTTTTTCCCGTCGTACCGGCTGTAAGTGTGTGTTATGTTTTCCGGTCTTTGCGTGATCTGCATCCAGTCACCGCCACGTTGGACGGTTATTTTGGTTTTTGCAGACTCCACCCATTCCACACCCTCGAACTTCGAGTAGCCGCACGTTTTGCCGGATATTTCCAGATAACCAAGGTTAGACACCCGGCGCATGATTTCCCTTTTTCCTATATACTCATATTTTCCCATCTTTCCCACCTCCTTATATTGTGTTTATTTGTCAATTTGCGCATGGAAACCGATTTCCATGTAGTCCGCGCTCCCGGAATCGAACCGGAACGGATGCACCAAACACGCGAAATAGGGCGGAAGAGTACCGCCTTAAATTACAACAAAATCCCCTTGGAATCCTGTTGTTATAATCATTTTTCCGTCAGATCTGCGGTACACAACGCCGCAACCGTCCGCAAAAGTTGAGAATACAAGCCATCCGGGCGGTGTAAGTTTTTCCCCGGTCTTATAATCCAGGAATGAGTAACGCGGAATAACGCCACTTTTTTCTTGATCTAGCGCGTTGTTAATTGCTTGCGATTCTGTTACGATCTGCACACCTTTTCCCGTGTGCAAAATATATCTTTCTTCCATTTCTTATACCTCTTTCCTTTTATTTGCTCATTTTTGAGTAAAAGCCGCCGCCGGTAGTGATCCGGCGCGCATTCTCTGCGGCGGCTATTGTTCGATGATTTCAAAGCATTTTTGTATTTCTTCTAAGCTGTGGCAGCATTCCCCACCGGGATAGCGATATATAGCCATATAATCGCCGCCGCCTAGAGGTTGCATATCTTTCAAATATGCTCTATATCCTCCGTTTCCTTTTATAATCTTCGGGTATCCGTCTTTCCTCATTTTTTCAATTCTTGTCATGTCTTTATTCCTCCATATTTTCAAAATTTCCCGGTCATTCCGGTAAAAGCAAGCCGGGGAATCGAACCCCGGAAAAGCCGGCCTTGTCTAATTTATAGAATTGTGCGAACCTCATTATCATCATCGTCAAGCTCTATCAGATTAAATAAATCGTGTTTTTCTCCTAATTCGAAATACTGATTTATGGCGTCTTCTTCGTTATCTGCCAAAATCATTTCAAAATTATCGTCCTCAATTTCTGCCCTGTACCATTTCATAAAATCAACCATCCTTTCATTGTGTGCCCTGTCTCATCAGTGCAGGTGGGGCAGTTCCTGCAGACCGCCGGGTGGCGGTTTCGACTATTCGCAAATTCTGCGAAAAATTTCAATTGTAAGTTCTGCAGCAGCTCTTTTTCTGTCTGCTGTATAGCCTTTGCGCTTGCTTTTTAATGCTTTTTCTGCTTGCTTAAGGTTTCCAACTCCCCAAGATGCCGCTTTGTCGAGTTTTTTCCATTCATCCGGTGTAACTTTTACGGCTTTAAGTGTTGCAGTGTTGATCTCGTAATTGTCTTTGTATTCTGGGTGCAAATCTTCGCAAACCGGAATATATTCATGCGTTCCCATGTTTTCGCCGATATTCCAGACAAAAAAGCCAACCGGAATTTTTTCCACGATTTCGAAAACGTCCGTTTTTTCACAGAGTGTAGAAGTGCTATAGATTTTATTATTTTCAAATTTTAATGTTGTCATATTTTCCCTTTCTGGTCTGCCATCATCAGAGCCGGGAGACCATCCCGCGGCTGACGCTCCGATCTTGGAGCGTTTCGGCTATGCTATGCAGATTTCAAATACATCGCCTTGGACGTGTTCAAAATCGACTTTTTCAAAAATGCCGATTCCGTAAAAGTCGGCTGTGAGTTCCCCAAAGTGGTTATACTCAAACGAGATTCCGTTCTTTTTCAGTTCGTTGATCGCGTCACCGTTCTTTGTTGTTTCCCATGTAAAACGCATTCCCGTCTTTCTCATGTTTAAGCCCTCCCTATAAAATTTCCGAAATCTGTAAAATCTGTGCTTCGCTCAAATGATCAATAACAACGTTTCCGTTTACGTCGCTCAATTCGTATTCATCTGGAAGAGTAGCGAAACCGTCAAACTGGTTCGAAATATAATAACCTTTGCTTTCTAATAATGCTTCTGCCGCTTTCATATCTTTCATGTTGTTTTCCTCGCTTTCTGTGCTTCATTTGATATACTAATAGTACACGATAATAGATTATAATACAATTGACACAATGCACGAAAATAGACGACGCAAAACAGCAGTTTATTGTGCAATATGATACATGAGAATAGACGTTGACATGGTGTGAAAAATCTATTATCATATATAAAAAGGAAAGAGGTGTGGCGCATGGCGAATTATGGTACAAACGGATATATTGACTTTTCCAAGCTGTGGAATATCTTAGATAAGAAAGAATATAATAAACAGTGGCTAAAGAATAACGGAATCCATTCTAATACTGTAGCGAAGCTGACCAAAAACGAAAATGTAACTTGTGAAGTTATATGTAATTTATGCAAACTGTTAAATTGCCAGCCGGGCGATATTATGGAATATAAAAATAATTAAAATACATGAAAATAGACTATTGACATATACACGATAATAGACTATAATACAACCATGGCAAAGAAATAGAGCAAAGGCGAAAGTCAGGAAAGTGAGGAATATACCATGAAAAGAAATGATTTCAAAAAGATTATAAAAATTAGAAGTCAGTGGCAATTTACAGGCGATAATTATAAGTTGCCAAGCGGTGAGCCGATTTCCGTATATGTCAGAAAATTGGTTGAATCGCAGATGAATGTCGATAGCTTGGCAATATTGAAGAATGGGGATTTATCTTTTGCAACCGGTGGAGAATGGAACGATACAGCGAAAGAATTCGAAAATTATATGTTAATGCCAGCGTTTCAGGAAAATGAGACTTGCGAGTTTGACGAAATGGAAAAACGTATTGACGCATTGGTTTACGAGCTGGTTCAGAAGCAATAAGAACGTAATTGAATATTTTCAAACAAAGGGCAGCTTTTCCGGCTGCCTTTTCTTTTTGCCATGTCCAAAATCAACAACGCTTCCGGGCATATCTTACAAAATCTCCGAAAAACCGTAAACAAACTATAAAACTTTTCTTAATTTTTTATAAACAAGGCTAGGTGTATTAGGTCTTTGACAAGTTCAAAAATGATAGAATAGTATCAGTTTTTACAAAAAATCGTCTGACATAACACGACACAATCGCCTGACGTCGCCTTTTCAGAACTATGTTTCTCTTTCTCTCTCTTTTTCTTAATCTTTTAAATTAATAATAATATACTGTATCTAAAGCCTATAGATGTAGAGTAAGTGTATATCCGCATATGCGCGCGGTGTAAGTATATAATACCACCGTAAAAAAATTAAGGCTTGACTTTAAACCCGGAAATAGTGTATACCAAAAGCAGAGAGGAATAAAACGGATTGGAGGTGTGAATATATGCAGGATGTAAAGAGTGTAGAGAATGTAGATCTTACAACCCTTATAGTGGATCTAGGTACAGTACAGATATACACATCAACTGTACAGGATTTAATAGACAACGCTTGTATAGAATTTCACATCGAAGATTTACTAAAAGCCGGACAGAGACAGTGGAAAGCTGTTATGCAGTATGTTGGTATGCATTTATTCCCGGATACGAAAGTATTAAAAGACAAGAGCTTAAGTCCCCTTGGTAATGCAACTATACCAACTAACTGTAATAGGTATGACAGAGAGGTATTATATAAACTTTGTGATTATTATATATATATTTCCAATGTGTATAGCAAGTTGGTAAGTACAGTCGCATTCAGTTATTTTTGTAATATACCTACAAACACAATGGATATATGGAGCACAGAAGAACCAAGCTCGTTGGCTTTCAAGATGTGGCAAAAATTGCAACGATCTCGTAAGGATTGCATCCTTGATCGCGCATACGACTCCAACAGCCCCGTAGGTACTATGTTCGTGGGAAATAACGAATTCGGAATGAATCAGCCGGGAATCGGAGATAATGCCACACAAAGAAGGGCAATTACAGCGCAGGAGTTGCCAAGACTGGACGAGAAAAAGAGCCAAGAATTGCACGCAATTGATACACAATTTGTCGGTGTGGCTGCAAATAATACAGTTTAAATTGTGCGTGATTATTCTACAATTCACAAATGCAGTAATATCAAGGGTTGTAGCGTTTTAACTATTCGCCAACTATTCGGAAAAGTTAGGTTTTGCGAATAGTTGCAAGGGTATTATGGGAATTGTGCTAAAACAATTTGATTTTCACACAATGACAACAAAACGAAATTGAAAATATTTTAGATTTCCATGTTTGCAGAAAAAGGATGGGGAGGGGGTCTGACAGAAAGGCCACCGAGCGGCTACTAAGTCCCTTAAATTCCTCAAAAAATAAAAAGCCACTTACAACAACACCCATTGACTTTCACCGTAAATAGGCTATAATAAATTTATAACAATTCACTTTCACGTTGCGAATCGCAACTACATTTCCAAAAAATTTTTAAAAACAAAAAAAGAGTGTTTCGGACAGGAGAATGATATATGACCGGAAATAAGTATCAGTCATTAGCCATGCGGACAAATGATCGCAAAGCGACAGAAAGAATTTCGGATAAACTTGATTTGCTTAAATTTTGCAAGAAGAACAATATCGCATCGTTGCAAGATTATGACCTTGGCGGCATCTTTAATGCTTGCCTTGGACTATCCGGTGAGGTTGGAGAATTTAACGACATAATCAAAAAATGGATTTTCCATGAGAAGCAGCTTGATATTGACCATGCAAAGAAAGAAGCAGGAGATATTTGTTGGTATCTTGCAATGCTTTGCGAATCCTTCGGCTGGAGCCTTGATGAGATCATGCAGATGAATGTAGACAAGCTTAAGGCACGTTATCCGGAAGGGTTTGACATTGAAAGAGCAAACCACAGAGCGGAAGGTGATGTTTAATGGCAAGCTGCAGCAATGAGTTGATGAAAACCGAGTATTCCGAAACCTTTGATGAAAAACGCAAAGGTTTGATTGAGCAGTCGTATTACAAATACGGACCGGCAAGAATGAACTTTTCCACCGGAAATGTTAATGCGGTTGAAAGTTTGAAAATGTGCCTTGCCAAGTTTGAAGAGACCGGGAATCTTGAATATCTGTGTGATGTTGCAAACTATGCTATGTTCCGGTTCATGTTTCCGCAACAGGGCGAATATTTCAAACATACGAATTCTGATGAATCTGCCGGACTTTTCGGTATGAGCGTAAATGAAATGAAACGGTTCAAACAGGAACACGGCTTTGAGGATGGGAGATATTGATATGATTTTAAATATAATCGCTACGGCGATAGATGCCCTTGTAATACTTGGACTTATGGGAGGACAGGTAAAACAAAAAGACAATTCAAACGCAATTGGTTATTTGCTTTCATACGCGATCTTTGCAATGAATATTATAGTCATTTGGAAATGATGGGCTATCGCCAAACGGTAAGGCACAGGATTTTGATTCCTGCATTCCGGGTTCGAATCCCGGCAGCCTAATTGGTTGCATGCTGACGTTTCATGTAGCCACGTATGTTTTTCATATGTACTTGAACCCTTGGTTGAGTGATTCAAGCATTTGGGTTCCTCCTTTCGCCACTAGGACGATTCTGTTAAGGACGGTGCGAGACCGTCCGGTGGTATTCTATCATGCATCTATCCCACGGTGCATGATCGTGTGTAACGCATAGCACGTAAAACATATTGCTAACCGTCTTGTGGCGGTTCTGGGGAAGCGGCAACGATTGGCGGTGTTGCGGCTGACTGTAAATCAGTTCCCAAGTGGTAAACATTGGAGGTTCAATTCCTCTCTTCCCCATGAGCGAAAGCATCCATTTAGTCCCGCGTTACCGGTTTGCGAGATTATCCTAGGTTATTTGGATGTGAATAGCAAAGACTTAAATTGCGTCACAGCAGGCGCGGATTGGTGTCACAATCGACCGCGTGTCTTTGATCGGTTAGTCGAGCGGTAAGACACCACCCTTTCACGGTGGTAACACGAGTTCAAATATCGTACCGATCACTGTATTGGGATTTAATTCAGTGGTAGAAGACACGGCTTATATCCGGGTTGTCGCGGGTTCGATTCCTGCAATCCCAACGCGTTGTAAAATATTGTTTATGTGACAAGGCTGACGAGTTTTGGTGTAATGAATGATGTTTTTCTTGTGATGGAAGCGTTGTCGACTTAAAAAGCGTGGAAATAGGACGATGAAAGTTCGTTTACGATATATAGAAAATTTTGCAGTGTTCCCATAATGGAATTGGAACCGGTTGCTATCCGGTCGGGCGTTTTTCGCCTTGTAGGTTCGAATCCTACACACTGCGCTTGCCCGAAATAGGGCGTTGATGTGTGGCGGAATGGGTAAACGCTATGAAATGTCTATTGCAAAATGCAATACAGAGAAAGTATTTCTCAGGGACATTATGAGAAAGTAAATCTTTTCTGCGAGGTTCAAATCCTCGCCACATCAATTCCTTATCTCCACTTAGTCGGGTGCTACTGCAATAGTTCCGGTCGATGGGAGACTTATGGATGGTAGCGGTATAATTGGTAACAGAAAACCCCTCCGTGATTAGAAATTGCAGATTTGAAAGCGGTTGGCATGGTTTTGGCTGACAGGGTTCGATTCCCTGTACCGCTATTCGATGATGAAAACATTGTGGAATATTTATATCACACAAAAGACACGGAATCTCACGAGGATTCCGATTTTTGCTATGGCTGGGGGCGAAATATGACAAACTGCGTGAATTGCGGCGCACCAATCGAAACCGATAAAAAGGTGTGTCCTTATTGCAAAACTCCATATGAAAATGCAGGAAATTATAGTTTAGGTCTTATAGGATCAGCGGTGCAGAAATTGTCATTAGATGATTACATAAGATTGTCAATGCCAGAACCATGGACGCGCCATTGTGAAGAACCATATTTCGATGCGGACGGCATTTTGCATCGTATTGTTCCGAAAAAATTACTTTGATTGAGGTGTAATATGTGTGATTTTTGTAAAAACATAGGAATTGGAATACCGGATTGGGATTTCCTCACTCCGGATAAAAATGGGAGAATCCCGTCCGGTGACGCAATAGAAATTCGGAAAATTGTAGACAAATGTGCACTTGTTTTTACGAATAGTGCCGGAGAATACGGCGCAGGAGTGGTAAATATTGCATTTTGCCCGATGTGTGGCAGAAAGCTGGTGGAAGAATGAAACATCAAAAAGAATTGCGCACTTGCGACAGGTGCGGTGCAGAAATAAAAGTAAAACCAATAAGTGAATTTGAATTTATGCCGATTGGTGATTATTTTACTTCAAGTCCAATTTTTGAAGATGGCAACGTAAGGGGAGAAATCAAAGAGATTCATTCAAACATATTATTTCCGTTTGGTCGTACGTATGATTTATGCCCTAAGTGCAGGAAAGATTTTGAGGAGTTTATGAGAAATGGAGCATGAAAGAAAATGGTGTACTTGCGATAGATGCGGCGCAGAAATTAAAAAAGGAATACTGTGCGGAAATTCCATTACAAAGAATGGCATTTTAAATACCACATACGACTTGTGTTATAAATGCATGGAAGATTTTAAGGAGTTTATGAGAAATGACAGTTAATATGGGAACCCAAACCTATGAAATGAGCCACAAACAGGCAAAAGCTATTCTTGGAACGGCTAAGAAACTTGCAAATTGCAACATATACGGCATTGAAAAAGGTAATGTGGTGATTATGCTGAATGAAAAGTATGAGGACGATATGAGCCTTAAAAAAGCCGTAGGGGAGTATAAAAAGAAAGGGTTCAAGGTGCATTGGAAATGAAGAAAATTATAGCAATTGTATTAGGATTGACATTGTGCTTAGGGATGACCGGATGCGCATCGTGGGACAGATTTGCGGTAGACATGAAAAGCAATGCAAACGGTGGTATGCAGAGAACCATTACTGTATACACGGCAGATGGTAAAGAACTTGCAACATACAAAGGAAAGATTGACCTTAGCACAAACGATGGTGGATATGTTAAGTTTGATTTTAACGGCAAGAGATATATCTACTACAACTGCTTTGTAGAAAGCATTGCGGATATAAAATAAATAACAATTCAGACCAAGAAAATAGTCTTTAAATAATTTCAGAAACACTAAGAGGTGCGTACAATATTGGTGTGCTAAGAATAGCTTTTACTACTGACTACGCATATTACCGGCTAACAAACGGAGTTAGTCGCTAACCTAGAAAAATTATAGGCAGAGGTCAAGGCACTTCTGCTTTTGCGGAGGTGCTTTTTATTTGGCTTCAAAGCAGTTAATCAATGCAGTAAATGGATATGAAAACTACATACAGAGAAAAGGCGTTGATGAACAGGTAATAGATGCCCTTTTGAAAGCGTGCAACGTGGCAATTCGGACGGAAAAAGACGTTGACTATGGATTGACTATAACCGAAAGAACAAAGGTTTTAATCAACGAATTTACGCAGAAAAATGCGGGCGGTAGCATATGGGAACTTGAACGATATGCGCAGGATCACGACATTAAAGGCGGATACAAACTTGTGGATCAGTTCTATGAAGTCTTGCGGTTAGAGAGCTTTTATCGTTTCGAGAGCTTCATCTACTTTATGGAGCGCAAAAGAAATTGGAGTAAACGGTTTTATTATCCGCGCCGCAAAACGCTGAATATAGTTGCCAACGATCTTGAAGATTTGGAAAACAGGAAGATTAAATTTTACGGATTGTCAATGCCATCGCGTGTCGGTAAATCGACTATCTGTATTTTCTTCCTTGCGTGGGTAGCTTTGCGCAGACCAAACAGTCATAGTGCTATGGGTGGTCACTCTGGTATTTTGGCAAAAGGATTTTACAAGGAACTGATGAATCTTTTTACCACGGAAGAATATACCTTTGCGGAACTTTTTGCTTATTGGCATCCGGAATACGCAAACGCATCAATTCCGACAGACAAAAGTGCTGATGAATTTACGATTACACTTGGAGATCCGGACAGATTCGCAACAGTAACGTGCCGTGGTATTGACGGAACATGGACAGGAGCGGTCGATGTTTCGAAAGACGGATATTTGTATGTCGATGACTTGGTTCGTGATCGAGAGCATTCATTAAGCCCTACTCGAATGGAAAACACATACCAAGAGTACCTAAACAAGATGGTTGACCGTAAAAATGATGGTGCAAGGGAATTGATGGTTGGTACTCTTTGGAATGTTTTAGATCCATTGGAGCGCATGAGAAAACAATATGAGCATGATCCACAATACCGATTCCGTAAGATTCCGGCACTTAATGAAAATGACGAAAGCAATTTCGCATATGAAATAAACGGATTTTCCACGGAATACTATCGAGATATGCGAGATAAGCTTGACAATGCCGAATGGATGGCTAAGTTTATGCAGCAACCATATGTCCGTGAGGGATTGCTTTATACAGATTTGAGACTATTTAACGGAATCCTACCGGACGGAGATTTCCGACGCATCGGAGTTGTGGATGTTGCCTGGGGCGGTGGCGATAGCTTGTCAATGCCTATTGGGGCAGAATATGAAAACGGAGATGTTTATATTTACGATTGGGTATTCAACAAAGGCCCGAAAGAGGTAACAATCCCTCTTGTTGTCGGACGAATTATCGGGAATGAGATTCGGCAGACAAGATTTGAGGGGAATACCGGAGGAGATCTGTATTGCAAATATGTAGATGAAAAGTTGCAGGCGCAGGACTATAAATGCTCGTGCACAAGCAGAAAAGCACCAAACAATGTTGAAAAGTTATCGAAGATCATAGCATATTCCGGTGATGTTAAGAGAAAATTCATATTTCTTGATACGCACAGACCGACGCAGGAACAAATGAAGAAAGATTCAGATCTTGGAGTAACAAGATATTACAGAAATGACGAATATCAAGCGGCTATGGATGAACTCTCTATGTTTGTAAGTATTGGCGGTAATGACCACGACGATGCAGCAGACGGTTTAACTCAGCTTGAAATGTTTATAGAAAACCCAAACAATACCGCAAAGGTAGAAGCGGCAGTACACCCATTTAGGAGGTATTAGGATATGACAACAGACAAATATCTTTCACAGATAAGCAGAATTGACCATGCGATTGCAAATAAGCTGGAAGAAATTAAGAAGCTATCTGATATGGCAACATCTATATCCATATCTCCGAAAGAGGTGGATGTGCAATCATCCGGCAATCCCGACAAAATGGGGAGTGCGGTATCAAAGATTGTTGATTTGCAGAATGAGATCCAGACACTTGTAGATGAATTGGTTGATAAAAGACGGATTATCATATCGCAAATTGACAGTATGGATAATACAGATGTATATATCGTGCTTTCATCACACTATGTCAATGGAAAAGATTGGAACTTGATTTCTGTTGAAATGAAATATTCCTACAGGAACATTATGAAACTTAGGAAAAGAGCACTGCAGGAGTTTGAAAGACGTTATGGACAGCTTTATTCTGAAAAGAGTGCATAAAAGTGCACAATAGTTCACATTCTTTCACAACATTTCCCAAAACTTGCATGGTATACTAAAAGAGTAGAAAAACAAAATCCTACAACCCCAAAAGCATATAACCCGTAAAAGGCACTGTCAGAAATGGCAGTGTTTTTTATTTACAAGAAAGAGACTTCTATGGAAAAAGTAACTATATATTGCCCGGATTGCGGAAGAATTGCCGGACATTATGATGGGAGATCTACGATAGATCATCCGTGTAAATGTAAAAAATGCAATCATATTGTGATTTATCGCGTGGCAACAGGCAAAATTGAAACAAAGCCAATACCAAAACGCGCTTGCAGTAGTGGAGTTTTATTTATATGAATACACAGTATTTTCATGACCTTGTAAAAGGCAGATATGGAAGAAAAATTGCATATGCTAACGTAGAACAGATTACGGCAGACAATATCGTAAATGTTGTCGGAAACTGCATTGGTGCATTTTATTTCAACAAGACGATTATCCGTTATCTGTGGAACTACTACAAGGGCGATCAGCCTGTATTGTACCGAACAAAGGTACAGAATGCGGATATAACAAATAAGGTGTCTGAAAACCATGCCTATGAGATTGTTCAATTCAAGGTTGGTCAGACTTACGGTGAGCCAATTCAGCTTATCAGTAGGAAAGACGATGACCGTATAAACAATGCGGTTGATGAATTTAACGATTATCTGACCGATGCCAATAAGCAGGAAAAGGACATTAAGGCAGGGGAGTGGCAATCAGCAACCGGAACGTCATTTAAGGCGGTACAGATTACAAAAAATGGAGATATACCATTTAGAATTGTTGCACCAACACCAATGAACACTTTTGTTATCTATAGTCGTTCCACAGAAGAACCACTTTTAGCAATCCAAGAGCTTAAGGACGCCGATGGACAGATGTATAAACTCTGCTACACGGATTCATACGAATGCAAGATTGTAAATGGAGAGGTTCGAGATTGGCAACTGCATGGTTTTGGTGGAATCCCGATTGTTGAGTTTCCGAACAACCATGAACGCATTTCTGATATTGAGCTTGTGATCGGACTATTGGATGCAATCAATACAATGCAGTCAAACCGAATGGATGGCGTTGAGCAGTTTGTTCAGTTTTGGATAAAGTTTGTAAATTGCGACATTGACCCGGAAACCTTTGAAAAAATGAAGATTTCCCATGCGCTGACGGTAAAATCCAACAATGAGCAGAATAAATCAGATGTTGACATTATGACACAAGAGTTGAATCAGACAGAGTGCCAGGTTGCAAAGGATGATTTATGGGATAATGCGCAGTCCATTCTTGCTATACCGACAAGAGAATCGCAAAATTCTGGTGGTGATACACAGGGGGCGGTATCTTTAAGGGCAGGATGGGACTTCTCTAAAACCAGGGCTAAACAAAAAGACCCGATAATAAAAACATCGGAAAAGAGATTGGCTAAAGTAATATTAAACGTAATAAGAATTAAAGACCATGATTTAGGGCTTACGGCAAGAGATTTTGATGTTCAAATCAACCATAGTCCTCTTGATAATTTATATACAAAAACGCAAGCACTCGATCAAATGTTAAAAGCTGGAATAAATCCAAGAATAGCAGTATCTACTTGTGGATTATGGGGAGATGCCGAAAAAGTATTTATACAATCAAAGCCATATTTCGATGTTTTGTATAAAACAGTAGATATGGTAAAAAAAGAAAATGAGAATACAAAAAAACAAGAACCGACAAGCTAATTCCTATCGGTTCTTGTTTTTACATAATCAGTTAAAATACTAACCATGAGATTGTTAAGAGAGCGAATTTCTTCTTTTGCAATAATCTCAAGAGAAGATTTAAGCTTCTTTTCCATAACAATTGTAGTTTTAACTTTACTTTCTGAAATTTTTCCTTGCGGCATATTATCACCTCTTTTTGTGTAGTATAAATTACCATCAAGTAATTGTCAAGTAACTTGCAAGTTGCTAGCAACTATGATATAATACATGTAAAGGAGATGATTATATGCCAGATAAGAAAATGGCAAGACATGTTACACATGGGTTGACAGGTAAAAGAGTTTATAAAACTTGGGAAAGCATGAAAGCAAGGTGCTACAATCCTAATGATGGGAAGTATGAGAAATACGGTGGGAGAGGGATTAAAGTATGCGAGGAATGGTTAGGGAAAGACGGGGCGAGGAACTTTGCGAAATGGGCTTACGAAAATGGTTTTGATGAAAATAAACACCAAAAAGAACAAAGTATTGACCGGATAGATGTAAATGGTAATTATGAGCCAAATAATTGCAGATTTACAGATGCAAAAATCCAAGCTAATAATAGAACAAATACTATCTTTCTTGAATATCAAGGAAAGACAAAATGCTTACAAGAATGGGCAGATGAAGTAGGAATATCAGAATCAACTATTCGTTGGAGATTGAATAACGGGTATTCAGCAGAAAAGGCACTGACTACCGAAGTAAAGAAAAATTCAAACGCAGGTAGGAGGTATTTGACATACAAAGGAGAAACAAAAACAGTTTCTGAATGGGCGAAGCATCTAGGATTTGACCCTAAAGTATTATATTCAAGAATAAAACGAGGGTGGTCAACAGAAAGAGCTTTAGAAACCCCAACTGGTGCCGACAAGTGGCATAAAACAAAATAATAAATTTGAAGATAAGACAGTCACCGAGTAATCGGCGGCTGTTTTTATTTTATAAATTTTGCACCTATGCGTGAAATAGGAGAAATCACAAGTTGAGCAACCAACGTAAAAAAGCGTAGTGAATCGGAGGTAATCATGACAAGAGAACAGGCAAAACAGAACCTTATCGCTATCGGAGTAGCAGAGCCTACGGATGAACAGGTAAGCAATTATCTGAACCAAGTCAATGGCGAAACAAAGAAAGAGAAAGAAAGAGCCGATGGCTACAAGGCTAAAGCTGACACAGCAGATGGTTTACAGAAACAGCTTGACGAATTGCAGGCTGGAAATCTTACAGAGCTTGAAAAGGCAAATAAGGCATTAGACACAGCTAATCAGCAAATTGCAGAATTGCAGAAAAATAATGCTATTAGAGATTTGCGTGAAAAGGCTATGACCGATTTCAAAGTAACCGCAGAACAGGCAAAAGCAATTGTAAAAGAAGATGGAAGCTTTGATACAGCCGAACTTGGAAAGATTATGTCCGAAAAAGAGACCGCCGCAGCGCAAGCCAAGGAACAGGAGATTGCAAATGGCAGTACGAATCCGGGCGGTGGCACGGCTGGCGGTAATAAAGCCGGTGCAGATAATAAGACAAATGCTGAAAAGATAGCAGAAAGCCTTATATCTAATGCACCTAAGAACAATGACGTTTTATCACATTACATTCAACAATAACAGGAGGTAAAAAATGGCAAAGGAAATGAATATGCAGTACGAAAAGACTTCATACGCAGGAGATGTTCAGATTTTAAAGAGAGAGCCTAATGAAGCAATCCCATTAACACTTGATTTTGATGGCGTAACAACTAAAAACGCACAGGGCAAGAAGATTGTCAAAGCAGGTACTCCAATCGGATCAAATGGCAAGGCTGACAATACGGCTACGGTAGTGGGTATTTTGAGATTTGATGTAACAGAGGACAGGCCACAAGGAGTGCTGCTTAAGAAAGCATATCTTAACACGAAAGTAGCAGAAGCGCATTCCGGCGTTACATATGACGCAGAAGTTAAGACAGCTCTTTCAATGATTGTATTTGAATAATAACAGGAGGTAAATAGATGTTAATTAATGAAGTATTAGACAGTAAGTCTATCGCATTATCGGCAACAGAAAACGCTAGTAATCAGATACCTTATCTTGGTTTACAGTGGTTTCCAGAAAGAAAGAAGCAGGGACTTGATTTAAGTTGGATTAAGACACACAAGGGTTTGCCGGTTTCACTTGCGCCATCTAATTTTGACACAATCCCAACTCTTAGAGCTAGAGGCGGATTAAGTAAGGAAAAAACACAGATGGCATTTTTCCGCGAGGGAATGACAGTTGGTGAAGAGGAAATGCTTGAAATCGAGCGTATTCAATCAGAAGACGACCCTTACCTTGCAAGTGCTTTATCAAGTGTATATGACGACACTAACAACCTCGTAAGCGGCGCAGAAGTTGTACCGGAGCGCATGAGAATGTCACTTCTTTCTACAAATGCAGGTCATCCGGTAATTGCTATTGTAAGTGATGGCGTTCAGTACGCTTATGATTACGATAAGGATGGCTCATACGCAAAAGACCATTACGCAAAGTTATCCGGCACAAGCATGTGGAGCGATACAGCTAATTCAAAGCCACTTACAGACCTTAACAATGCAAGAAAGAAGTTACAGAAGCAGGGTAAGATTGCTAGATACGCACTTATGAACAGCAATACATTCCAATATCTGCTTGACAATGCACAAATAAGAAACTCAATTCTTGCACAGAACCTTACAGCAACTATTGAGGTTGACGATGATACTGTTATTTCGGTGGTACAGAAGAGGGCGAAGCTCACTATCGTACTTTACGATAAGATGTACATTGATGATGATGGCAAAGAGCAGTACTTCTACCCGGATAACAAGGTTACACTTCTTCCAGAAGGCAGCCTTGGAAGCACTTGGTTTGGCACTACACCGGAAGAAAGAACTGCAAGACAAGTAGCTGATGTTGATGTAACAACATATGGTGTAGGTATCACAGTCGCTACAAAGACAGAGTATGGACCACCTATGAAGATGTCAACATTTGCATCTGAGGTTGTACTTCCATCATACGAGAATATGGATAGCACATTCGTATATGAGGTTCATAGCGAAGAGTAGGGGGTGCAACTATGAAATATCCATATATAGTGATTCATAATGGTAAATGGTACAACGCAGGAGAAGAGGTGCCGGAGAGTAATTCTCCGGTATCTTCCGTTGGATATACAAAGACCGAAATCAACAGAATGAGTACCGCAGACTTGCAAAAACTTGCCACGGAGCAGGGGATTGAAAACGCACAAGCGACAAGCGGTGCGGAACTGAAAGAAATTCTGATTGCAAAATTTAATCTGTAGGAGATCGCTTATGTCATACACGCTTGTCGAACAAGTAAAAATTCGTTTAAAACAATTTCATATAGAAGAGGTAGAGGACGAAACGACCGGAGAAAAGTCCGATAAAGTTGTGTTTGATGAAAAAGAATGTAACCCTTTGATTGAACAGCTTTTAGAGCAGGCAAGAAAAGAGATTATCAGCAGACGGAACTATCCGGACACATACACGCAAGACCAGATTGACAGTGATGTTAAGAACTATGAAAACATTATGGTCAATTTGGCAGTGTACGACCGGTCACAGGCAGGAGAAGCATACATGGCAAGTTTCTCCGAAAACGGCGTGAGCAGGACATGGAAAGACCGTGAAAGCCTTTTTGTTGGAGTGTTTCCGTTTGCAAAAGCAATGTAATTAAAGAAGATTGAGCGTGACCATTATGGTTGCAGGCGGCGCACATTAAGCGGTGGTGGGCAGTGCGTCAAAAGGAGATTCAAATGAAAAGTATTTTGATTCAAACTTATCTTGTGGCACTTCCGATAGTGCTTGGATATATAGTTTGGCTTCTTAAACAACAAAAGAAAAGCAGGGATGCGAACAGCAAAGGAACAATGCTCCTTTTGCGCGTCCAGCTTATTGAATACCATGCAAAGTACACCAGAATCGGAGAAATACCGTCATATGCCTATCAAAACTTCTGTGAGATGTATGATGCGTACCATGCGTTAGGTGGAAATGGAATGGTTACGAAAATGAAACATGAGATTGAAGAGATTCATATAGGGAAAGGAGATAAAAGCCATGAGGAATTGGAAGGATTGGACTAAGAAAGCCGGCATCCGAGCAATCAAGACTGTTGCGCAGGCAGCGATTGCCGGAATCGGAACGGCGGCATTTATGGGCGCGGTGGATTGGAAATATGTTCTTTCTGCATCAGTCCTTGCCGGAGTGTTATCGCTTCTGACAAGTGTTGCCGGAATCCCAGAGGAAAACACCAATGCTTGACATTAACAAACAGGAAATGAAGTATTCGCAATCCGGCCAGAGGGTATTTATTCCACAAACTGACGAAAATGGAGATATTGTCTATGAAGGGTACAAGGATTCCGATGGAAACTTTGTACCTTATTTAGATTCCGAAGGCAACAAGATTCCAAAAGGCGAGGAAGTTGAAGGGTTTTCAGAACCTACGACATTCCAAGCCAATATCAGCAATAAGCTGTCAGAAGCCCTTGTGAAAGAATTTGGAATTGATGATAGTACATCATACTGTCAGCTTGTCACGGATAAAGGATATTTGCCACTGAAAGCCGGTGATGTGGTGTGGAAACGTTCGGAAGTCAAACGCACTGATGATGGGCTTGTGGATTCAGAAACCGCAGATTACATCGTAAAAGGCGTTGCTGATGAAGGGCTGACTACGGATTTGTTTCTTCTTCGGAAGAATATTAAGTAGGTGATCGCGTGGCAAAGAAAACTATTTCAATGACACTATCCACTAAATCCATACAAGCCGCCATAAAGGAATTAGAAAAGTACCGCGATAGTTTACAGGCTAAATGCGATTTACTTGTTTCTAGGCTTGCGCAGGAGGGTCAGACAGTGGCAATACAACACATATCGGAATCGCCATTAGGAAACACGATAACGGTAAGAGTAGATAAAGCACCGCAGTTAATGACCTCGAACGCGATTCTGATTGCAACCGGAAAAACGGTAACGTCAGAAGATAGGGAACCGTTCTATACTTTGCTGGCGGTAGAGTTTGGAGCCGGTATTTTTTATAACTCCGCAGAAAACCCGAAAGCACCGGAACTTGGATTCGGTGTCGGCACATATCCGGGGCAAATACACGCTTTTGAAGATGGTTGGTACTATTGGGACGATAAGACCGAAACATGGCGTTATACCCACGGTATCAAAGCCACAATGCCTATGTACAATGCGGAACAACAGATTATTCAACAGTATGTAAAGATTGCAAGGGAGGTATTCGGTGGAAAATGAGTTAAATAGTTGGGCACTTGATTTTGAAGATACCTTATGTTCCCTTTTGAAATCGTACATGGAAAGCAAGGTAAAAGGAATTAAAGTGACGCAAGATGAAGAATCGGGCGGTACCGCAACATTTCCGACACTTTTAGTTAGGCAAATCGGTGGCACAGAAGCCGGACGAACCAATGAAGCAAAGACAATCAATGCAATTCGCCCAACATTTCAGATCACAATTACAAACAAAGGTTCAAGAAAAGCAACTAAGGACATCGCAGCATATGCGGTGTCTTTTTTTAAACAACAAATGTTTGAGGTATCAAATGTAATTCAAACAATTTCCAAGCAAGTGCGAACGGTTACATTCCGCGCAACTCGCGTAATTGGAAACATTGAGCATTTAGATCAGCTATAAGCAGAAAGGAAGTAGAAAATATGGCATCAACAAGTTATAAAACGCGTGTCATTGTAAAAGAGCACACGGAAAAACAGGCCGATTTTGCAGGAACATACAATCTTTTGGTTGCGGCTAAGTCAGTTCCAAGCCCTGCATCACCGCCAAACACAGTTGAGTCAACCACGATGGAAGATGACCAGCAGACTTTTGAAAAAGGAATTAAAACTTCTGATTCAAGAGAAATCACAGGAAACCTTGAAAAAGAATATCTTTCAAAGGTGGATGGATATGGAGATAAAAAACTTGATATTATCCATCTGTATGGAACGGACGGCATTGGCGGTGTAGCGAAGTACGCATATGTCGGAACTGCAACAGCCACACCTAACGATGTAGGTGGAAACGATGAAATCCTTGAAATGACGGTAACAGTTATTCCAAGTACAGCATCAGAGCTTGTTACAGATAAGCTGACTGTCGTTGATAACAACGATGGAACATTCACTGTAACAGTGGTGGGGTAAAAAGCCTATCGGACGAGCAATCGACCGCACCGGTAGGCGAGGATGAACGGTCGATAGCAGAACTTGAAGCAATGAGATAAGCAACAATGGGGCGGTGGCAACACTGCCCCTTGCCAATATAGGGCAGAAAGGCAAGGTAAAACATGAAAGTTAAATTATGTGGAAAAGAATATACAATTCAGTTTGCAACAAGACCATCATTAAAAGCACATATCTTACAGGATATTATGAAGACGCAGGACATGGAAGATATTTCCTCTATGGAAGATATTCTTCTTGAAACACTTCCTAAGACGCTTCTTGTGGGATTGCAGATGCATCACAATGACGAATTTGGATATGATTACAAAACAAACGAAGGCTACGATGAGAAACTTGAGAAGGTGTCCGACATTCTCTATGATGCGATTGATACAAACGAGATTAACTGCATGGATTTATTTGCTGATATGCAGGAGGAAATGATGACAAACGGTTTTTTAGCGCAGATGATGGAGTCATTGGAGAAAGCACAGAAGCAGGAGCAGGAGAAGAAAAAGACCCCATCCAAAGCGAAAGCCAAGAATTAACATGGGAATATTACGTTGCGGAAATCCGTCCGTTTTACCTTGTGGTGACGAAAGGCTACGGATTTTCCGTTGATGATATAGATATGATGAATCCGGAGTTGCTTAAGCCTTATGTGGATGCATATAAGGCAGAATGGAGGCAACGCGACATGGAAATGTATATGTGGTTTGGCAGATATGCAACGTCAGCACTTGTGACAGCAATAGACGCGACATTCGGTAAGGGTAATAGTAAGTACGTGAAAGAAACTTGCTATGATTCCATCGAAAAGCATAATACGGACGATCCCGATGCTGAGATACGAGAAATGCTTAAGGCGGAAGAAGCATGGGCGGCTGAATCAAGGAAATCACATTTGCCAAAGCCAAAGATAGTTTAAGAAAAGAGGTATTACCATGGCAGTAATTATCGGAAGTGCGCGACACGATGAACACGGAAACTGCTATTCTGGTGGAAAAGCCGGAGACCAGACCGGACAGGAAGTGTCTACGCAGAAGTTTTACAACCATTCTAAGGGATGGTACGTGCTAAGGGCGAAGGACGATAAGGTTGCGGAGAAGTTAGCTGAAGCTATGAAGATCGCGTGTGGCAACAAAAACATCGGCTATGACCAATCGGAACGCTACGGAGTCATTAAGCATGGCATTAACACAAATGTAAAGACGGAATGCGATTGTTCTTCCCTTGTACGTGCTTGTATTATCTATGCATCCGGCAAGGATGTGGGAGATTTCAATACATCTAATGAACGACCGGTAATTTTGAAATCCGGTTTGTTTGATGATATGGGTTCTTATCATGCCGGTTTTATTCTTCGCAACGGAGATATTCTTGTGACACGCATAAAAGGGCACACAGTTATTGTTGTAAAAGGCGCAAAGAAATGCAAAACCAAGTATTATCCGAAGTATACCGGAAATTCCGGTTCAATCGTTGAAGCATTAAAAGCGGTTGGGGAAGATGATGTGTCGAAAGAACATCGTGCGGAAATCGCAAAAAAGAACGGATTTTCCAATTTCAAGTTTACGTCAGAGGAAAATTCAAAGATGCTTTCTCTTCTGAAAAAGGGAAAACTGAAAAAGTAATTCAAGGGCGGTAGGGGTAAAATCCTACCGTCTTTTTAACCGGCTATCAATGTGGAAGATAGCCGCTAACCTAAAAAAGTTATAGGAAGTTGGTGGATAAATGGAATTAGAGTCTCTTGAAATAAAAATCCAAGCACAGGCACAACAGGCAAGCGGTCAGATAGACGCGCTTGTGACAAGACTTGGGCGATTATCTTCCGCGCTTTCTGGACTTAGTACCGGAAATCTGAATAGTCTTTCCACAGGGGTAAACCGACTTGCAGGGGCAATGACGGCAATGCGTGGAATTGACACACGGACTTTTTCTGCGGTTGCAAGAAATGTAAGCAAATTAGGCTCTATCAACAGCAAACAAATTAATGCCGCGGCTGGTTCTATGCGTCAGATTTCCAATGCATTAAAAGGGATTTCTGGAATGTCAGCATCTGTTAAGGGTCTGACCGATCTTGCATCTGCAATCAAACAGCTTGGTTACCAGAGTTCCACCAAAGCGATTGAAAATATCCCGAAACTTGCCACGGCAATGCGACAGCTTATGTCTGAACTGTCGAAAGCCCCTAGCGTAAGCCGGAATATTATTGACATGACAAATGCATTGGCAAAATTATCACGTACCGGTGGAGCGGCAGGAACAGCGGCAAAAAGCATCACAAGCTCATTTAGTGGATTTAGTTCAAGTGCATCCGCTGTAACAAAGAAGTCGTTCTCCCTTGCGTCTGCAATAGGAAAAGTGTATGCAACATATTGGGCTTTATTCCGTGGATTTAGGCTACTTGGAGATGCCATTGACATATCATCCTCACTGACAGAGGTTGAGAACGTTGTAAGGCAGACATTCGGGCAGTATGAAAGTCTAATTAACAATTTCGCAAAAACATCCATTGAAAAATTTGGTATGTCCGAATTGTCTGCAAAACAGTTTGCAAGCCGTTTCCAAGCAATGGGAACCGCCCTTGATATTCCACAGGGGAAAATGGCAAATATGTCTATCCGGTTGACAGAATTAGCCGGAGATATGGCTTCATTCTATGATGTGAGCCAAGAAGATATTGCCAAGAGTCTGCAATCTGTATTTTCCGGTACTACGGCACCTATGCGGCGTTATGGTATCGACTTGACACAGGCAACATTAAAGGAATGGGCGTTAAAGCAAGGACTTGATGCGAACATTTCTTCAATGACGCAGGCTGAAAAAGCCATGTTGCGTTATCAGTATGTGCTTGCACATACAACCAATATCACCGGTGACTTTGCACGTACAGCAGATACGTGGCATAACCAGATAACCATGCTTAAGGAGAACTTCAAAGCACTTGGAGCGGTTGTTGGTGGTGGTTTAATCAATGCATTTAAGCCATTTATCAAGGTGCTTAATGCAGTTCTGCAAAAGGTTATTTCCTTCGCAGAAATGGTCACAAATGCTTTAGGTTCAATCTTTGGATGGAGATATGAAGCAAGCAAAGGGGCAGGAATCAGCGGTCTTGCTGATGATATTGGAAGTGCGTCTGCTGGCATGGATGATTTAAGTGATGCTGCAGGAAGCGCAGGGAAAAATACGGGTGGTATCGCAAAGAATGCCAAGAAAGCAAAAAAGGAAATCCAACAGGCAACTCGTGCATTTGATGAGTTGAAAGTTATTTCAAAGCAGAGCAAAGATAACACTTCCGGTTCTGGAAGCGGTGGAAGTGGTGGTGGCTCTGGTGCTGGTGGTTCTGGTGGTGGAGATACCGGAAAACTAGTTCAGACCGACACGATTTTTAAGAAATTCAAAAGCGACATCAAAGACCTTGAAGGACTTGGAGAATCTATCAGAGATGCCCTTGTAATAGCCGTTGGTGGCATTGAATGGGATAAAATATATGCTAAAGCGTCCGGCTTTGGTAGTGGGCTTGCGGAGTTTCTTAATGGTTTGTTTTCAGAAGATAAAAAAGGAAATAGCGTATTTACTGCAACCGCAGATGTGATTGCAGGAGCGTTGAATACTGCAATATTTGCATCAAAGGGATTTACGGATAAATTTAAGTTTGAAACATTTGGTAGAAATTTGGCGCATGGTTTTAATCGTTTCTTCAAAAAGTTTAAATGGAAACAGTGTGCAGAAGCTATCAACGGATGGGTTGATGGCTTTTGGAAGTTTGTCCGAGGATTCTTTGATGATTTAAGTTGGAAAGATATTTTCAATGGTCTAAAAACTTTTCTCACGAATTTATCGCCGACTACCATAGCAACGATAATTGGGGCGAGAGCATTTAGCAGACTTGGAAAAAACTTCTATAAGTTAATAAAGAGTGCTATAACAAAGGATCTTGATAAGAAATTAAGTAAAGCGATAACAAAAAAACTAAGTTTGGTAAAGTTGGGAGGTGGAATAGCCGGAACCCTTGCAACAGGTTTCGTAATTGCAGCCACAATTACAGTCGCAGTGCAGTTTTCTAAGGACTTTAAGGAATGGATAGACAATATTAAAAAATACGGATGGAACAGTGGACGTAAAAAAACTGCTAGAGATAATCCGGCAAATCCATATAAAAGCGGAAGGGCTGTCTCTATTGAGGATAGAAAAAATGCCGCTCGTGAAAATAAAGCAAATCCGTATGATAAAAATAGTAACTACTCAAAAAATTTACAAGATATAAGCAGTAAAATATCTGATTGGTGGAGAGATGTTAGGGATAAGGCAAGACAGAATTCAAATTTGAATTCTGCTAATCCGTATAATTCCAGTAGTAAGTATTCGAAAAAAAAGGAAAAAATAAAAAATGCCGCAAACCCATATGATGCAAACAGTGTAAAATCCAACAAAACGCTTGAATTCCAAGCAAAAATAAAGACAACAGCATCTGAATTATGGAAGAAACTAAAGTCTGATTGGGATAAGATAAAAAATAAATATGCAGATTTTAAAGCTAGGGTAAAAGATAATGCTAAAGAATGGTGGGAGAATACCAAGGAATATTGGTCTAAAAAAGTCGGCAAAGTAAAAGAATTTACTACAGATGTCAAAGACTCTGCTAAAGAATGGTGGAGTAACACTAAAAAATATTGGGGTCAAAAAGTCGGACAGGTTAAGAAATTTACAACTGCAGTCCAGAATGATGCATCTAAGTGGTGGAGTAACACTAAGAAATATTGGGCAGAAAAGGTCGGTAAGGTAAAAGAATTTACTACAGGCGTTAAAAATAAAGCCGGTGAATGGTGGTCTAATGTTAAAAAATGGTGGGAAAGCACTACGGCAGGAAAAGAGGTAAAGAGATTTACCGTAAACGTCAAGAAAGCCGGTGGAACATGGTGGAAAGATGTAAGCAACGAGTGGAAAGAAAAGGTTATCAATGCAGGAAGAACATTGAAAATCGGTATTTCATTTGCCACAAATGCGTTGAAAAACCTGTGGTCTAGTGTATCGACATTCTTTAGCGGAAAAACCGTAAATGTAAAAACGAAAGGTTCTACAACAAAGAAAGCTGATGGCGGCGTATTTTCCGGTGGAAGTTGGAAGCCGATTAAGAAATACGCAGTCGGTGGATTGCCAAATATGGGACAGATGTTCGTTGCAAGAGAAGCGGGACCGGAACTTGTCGGAACGCTTGGCGGTCATACGGCAGTAATGAATAATGACCAGATTGTATCTTCTGTTTCTTACGGAGTTGCACAGGCTGTAAAGGAAGTTATTCAACCGCTTGTGAAAATGGGTGGAGGAAATAATCGACCGATTCAAATTTCACTTGACGGAAAAGTTATCTTTGATAGCACACGACAAAGTGCACAAGAGTATTTTAATCGTACCGGAATGTCACCATTCCCGGTGTAATCTAGTGACTTTTGCTCTTGTCTGTGGTACAATACATAAAAATCATAGACAAGGGTGCATTGTTCACCGGAAAGGGGTTACATATGAAAAGGTTTAAAAAATTTTTTACAGTATCAGCATTATCGCTTTCAATGCTGACAACAAGCGTAGCAACGCAGAACATTGTTGGGGTACAGGAAACTGTGCAGGCGGCAACTATCAAATTAAACAAGAAAGCCATTTCGCTTGATGTTGGGAAAACACAGAAATTGAAAGTTACCGGAACAAAAGCAAGAGTTAAATGGAGTTCAACCGAACCAAGCATTGCAAAGGTAGATAAAAGCGGCATTGTTACGGCAGTATCATCCGGAACGGCAACGGTCAAGGCTAAAGCCGGAAAGAAAGTGATGTCTTGCAAAGTAACCGTGAAAGAGAAAATCAACAGACTTGCATACGAAGATTCGAGCATTAGGGTTTACTTTACAGGGCTAAAGAAGGGAACATATCCGGACGAACTTATAGCTTGCTTGACAATCGAAAATATTACAGACAATAATATTACGGTTAATTCTGACGCATCATCAGTAAATGATGTTATGGCGGAAGGAACGTTATATCAAGATTTATCTCCACATAAAAAAGCATATGTAACGTGGTGGACAATGGATGATAACATTGTGAGCTTGCCAATAAAGAATATTGACAACATACAACTATCCCTAGTTGTCTGGAATGAGGAATCGGAAGATTCCGACTACTACGTGACAGATTCTTTTGGGTTACTGAAATGAGTTAAAGGATTTTTGGGAGGAATTTGATCATGAAACAAAGTGGATGGGGAATTGCATCTTTAGTGTGCGGAATAGCAGGCATTTTGTTAGCGTGTGTTGCGATAGGCGCAGTTCCGGCAATAATTGGTCTTGTATGCGCAATAATTGCACTTACGCAAAAAGGGAAAGGGCATGGAACTGCAATTGCAGGTCTGGCTTGTTCAATAGTTGCGATAATTATTTTTATTTTTGCGGCACTTGTATTTGACGAAAGTGATTCAGACCAACCTAAAAAAGTTGAAAACAGTCGAGATGCGGAAGTATTGGACGATGAAACGGAAGAATCGACCGATTCATACGATGACTACTTCACATTAGGCGATTCGGTTGAGACTAATGACTTGATAATAACATTTTCATCTGCGAAATTAACATTGGACGATGTTGCGTATCAAAGTCCTGATGATGGAAATGCGTTTATGAAACTAGATTTCGAGTTTGAAAATATATCAGATGAAGATCAAGACATTTCTGGATACGATTTTTCGGCATACGCAGACGATTATGCTGTTGATTACATAGACAGCACATTTGACACAACGCTTAGTCCGGGTAAAAAAACTAAAGGTTCAATATATTTCGAAGTGCCTATGGACACGAATGTTTTTGACACAGAATACAGTACAAGCTATTATGGAAATTCAAAAGTAAAATTTTCAATAGTGGCAGAAGAATAAAAGTATAAGCCGTGGAAACACGGCTTATTTTAATTCCAAAATCGGATTGACACAAAATCAAAAATAGTCTATCCTTATTACTAAGGAAACAACCTTATCCGTGAAGAAGCGGATTACTTACTCGAACGCCATACTGTACGAAAGAGGAAACCAATGTGATTTCACAAGCGGTTTCCTCTTTTTTATTCAGATAAAAATGTATGGAGGTAGACACGAATGAAAAAATCACAACTTATGCTTAAGATTCAAAACGGCATTGAGGTATTTGAGAATCCAATATTCGGACAGATCAGAATGGTCATGGTCGATGATGAACCATGGTTTGTTGGAAAGGATATATGCGAAGTATTTGGAGATACGAATTACAGAAGAAGCCTTTCAAATATTGATGATTCTGATAAGGGTGTGTCACAAATTGATACTCCCGGTGGAAAACAAAGAATGACGGTTGTTAATGAAAGCGGTTTGTATTCCTTGCTCTTTCAGATGCAACCACAGAAAGCAAAGGGTGTGTCACAAAACGACTCCCTTATAAACGAAAGAAAAGAAAAACTTCATAAGTTCAAACGTTGGGTAACATCCGAGGTTCTCCCTACAATCCGTAAAACAGGTGGGTATGTCAATAATGATGAATTATTTATTTCTACTTACCTACCATATGCAGATGAAAACACTAAACTGATATTTTCACAGACATTAAAAACTGTTAGAGAGCAGAATGAAACCATTAAAAGACAGCAGAAAGAAATCATCCATAAGGAAGATGTTATTATCGGACTTGTTGATGATATTGACTTGGCAACTAAGAGACAGCGGATAACGCAGATTGTCCGTTTCGGTGCCGATGGAAAGTATCAAGAACGCTATTCGTTGCTTTATGGAGAATTTGAAAGGAAATATCACTGCAACCTTAAATCAAGGATGGAAGGGTGCGCGCTCAAACCGAAAGTAAGAAACAAGATGGATTATATCGACAGGGAAATGGGAATGATTCCGCAGTTGTACGAAATCGCTTGCAAACTTTTTGAAAACGATGTAGAAAAGCTGAAATCTGAATGGGAATCAGTAGTAGCTTAAAATTTAATCAAATGGATAGCATCTACCAAATGGTAGGTGCTATTTTTATACCCATTTTTAGGAGGTAAACGATGGGATATGGCGGATATTTAGTAAAGTTTGGGAATTATACCATACCGAACGATTTAATAAAGCAGGACACGTTTAGTTCCTATGTAAATATGCAGGACAAAGACCCTTGGACGGATGAAAACGGATATGAGCATCGTGATGCCGTGGAACTGAAAGCTTTAAAGGTTGAGTTTGAAACCAAAGCCATGCTGACCGAAAAGCAGTTTGATGATTTTTGGAAGAATATTGAAAAGAACTATACCAAGGCAAAGGAGCGTGGAGGCTATATCACGGCATATGTGCCGGAGAAACGCGGATATGTGACACAGTACGGATATATCGCTGATATTCAGCCTACGCTCTATTCTGTGGCACATGGGAAGATAAAGTATGACGCAATCAAATTTTCGTTTGTAGGTGGTGTATATGATAAATAGCAATTTGAAAGAAAAGTATTGGGATTCCGCGACAGATAAGCAGATGGTCATATCTGTTGTTGGAACGAATCAGAAGATAGACAATTCGATGCTTGAAATCGGTACGTTTGCGCTTGAAGAAAGTCTTTGTTCGGAGTCTGAATTAAAATTTGGAGCGTGCGAAGCGAATTGTGTAAAATTCACAGCAAGAAACACCGCAGGAAACATTATCGGAAAGACAATCTCTATCGAAGAAACGGTTGACGGAGATAGCGAAAATCCGATGCCATATGGATTTTTTAAGGTTGCATCCGATGTTCCTACGGCTGACCGAACAAAACGGCAGATTACGGCATATGACGCTATGTATGACATTATCAATACGGATGTAAAGTCTTGGTATGCAGGACTTAGCTTTCCAATGACACTTAAGCAGTTCCGCGATAGCTTCTTTGCACATCTTGGAATTGCACAAGTTGAAACAAGCCTTGTCAATGATTCTATGACGGTCAATAAGACGATTGTGGCCGCACAGACGGACGATTCAAGCGCGGTAACAGAAGAATCCGCTATCAGTGGGAAAACGGTTGTAACGGCAATCTGTGAGATTAACGGATGCTTTGGTAATATCAACCGAGAGGGAAAGTTTGAGTATGTCTTTCTGAAAGCAATCACAAGCGCACTTTATCCGGCAGAGGATTTATTTCCGGCAGACAATTTATTTCCGTCTGATGCAAATACAGAATCCATGACCGGGCATTATATCACGTTTGATTATGAGGATTTCCAGTCACAGGCAATTACACAGCTTGAAATCAAGACAAGTGAAGATAATGCCGGTGCTATTGTTGGAACTGCCGGAAACAACTATTCGATTACAGGAAACTTTCTTGTATCAGACAAGACCGGAGCAGAGCTGGAACAGATTGCAAATAACCTATTGCCGATTATGGCAAAAGCAGCATATACACCGATTAAAAGTTGCACCTGTGTCGGAAATCCATGTCTGACACTTGGGGAACCAATCCGATTCAATACCACGAGAGAGATTGTTGAAACGTATCTATTGCAACGCACTTTAACCGGAGTACAAAGCAAGAGAGATTCAATCTCGGCACAGGGAACGCAGACGCACTCTGCAAAGGTCAATTCTATCAGAGACACGATTGAAAGCGTGGAAAGACGTACCGGAAAGCTAGAGAGGAACGCAGACCATCTTCAATCCACGTATGAGGATTTAGAGGAACAGACAAATACCAAGTTTGAGCAGACCGCAAAAAGCATTTCTGCAGAAGTCAACCGCGCACAAAAAGCAGAGGGACAATTAGACGCATCATTGGAATTGAAACTTGGAAGAGATGAAAACGACCAAGTCGTTTCGATGATTAATGCAAGTGCCGACCAGATTACGCTTAGCGGAAACAGACTCATAGTCAACAGCAATAACTTCCAGCTTGATGGCGATGGCCGAGTGTCAATCGTTGATTCATTGAACTTTATTGCAACATCACAAGGAGATGACCTTGTAATTATTGGTCTCGATGCAAGAGGAAGGCCAATGCTGCAAAACATACGCATTGACCTAAACTCTGTAACAGATCAAGATGGAGTAGCCATAGGGGATCATGCAAGTACGGCAGATCATGCGACAACCGCAGACTCTGCAACAACTGCAGAAAGTGCAAGGCAGTGTATAATGGCATCAACCGCGCATTATTTGCAAGGTATTGGACTATCCGATTATGTACGAATTTCCGGCAATGGAAATCTTATTCCAAGTTCTAGTTCTGTGTATTGCGGAACTACAGAAAATCCGTTTGCCGGTGGGTATTCTTCCGGTGGTTGGAAAACAACGTCTGACCGCAGGAAGAAAAAAGATTTCCGAAAGCTGTTAGAGGATGATCGGTTTGAAAGATTTTTCGAGTTACTGCAACCTATGGAATATCGGCTCATAGAGAATGATAAGAAAATGCACATTGGATTTGTTGCACAGGATGTCGAACAGGCAATGACGGATTGTGACATATCTGAAAATGAGTTTTACGGACTGGAACATGCGGTATTCTCCGAAAAAGATTTTGAATCTAATGAGGAATGGGAAAAATTCTTAGAGCAGAATGGTGGCGCAAATGATATGTATACATTGTGCTATCAAGAGTTTATTGCGCTTAACACTGCCATGATACAGAAACTGCAGAACAGGTGTAACGATTTTGAACGCAGACTATCCGCATTAGAAAGGAAGTGATTAGATGGCATATCAGAAAATCTATAGCCGCGAATATTGGGAGAACCTTCCAAGCGAAAAGACCGCAATTAATCGAAATAGGCTGAACAACATAGAGGGCGGCATTGATGCAATCGACGATCGTGTGTGCGCACTCGACACCACGAAAGTTGACTTGACCAAAGCTAACGAACTTGTAAAGGAAATCCTTTGGGATGAATCCAACGGAACGCTGACGGTCGTTAAGATGAATGGTTCCAAGGCGGTCATTGATACCAAGTTGGAGAAGCTGGCAGTCAACTTCACATACAATCCGCAGACACAACAGCTGATTATTACACTTGATGATGGCACAACGCAGAATGTGGACTTATCATCTCTGATTACAGAGTATGAATTTCTCGATTCTGATACGATTGCATTCGAGATTACGGGTGGCAAGGTTAAGGCTATCGTTAAGAATGGTTCGATTACCGAGGATAAGTTGCAACCGAACTTTTTAGCGGATATTAAGGTGGAATCTGCCAAGGCTACAGCGTCTGCCAAAAGCGCAAAAGAGTCCGAAGCCAACGCGGCAAAATCCGCCACAGATGCCAAGGACAGCGCAGACCGAGTGCAGGAAATCGAAAACGAGATTAACAAGAAACTCACAATGACAGAATTTGATGTGAATGAGGATGGGGAGTTGATTTACACGGACAATTCTGCTTATAACTTTGTCGTTGACAATGACGGAAATTTAAATTGGGAGGTGGCTTAAATGGCTATAGCAGGAAGAGTGGCAATTGTGCCAAAGGGCGATTGGAGCGCAGATGCTACATATAAGAGATTGGATGCAGTGACTTATAACAACACATTGTATTTTGCGAAAAAGAATGTTCCGGCAGGAACGGCAACAAGCAATACGGAATACTGGTCTAAGTCTATCGTGGGCGGTGCTAGTGCGATTGCAACAACAGAGGATGCCGGAGTTGTAAAGCCGGACGGAAAAAGCATGAGCGTAGATGAGAGTGGAACGCTTAGCATTAACTTGGATGGCACCACAATTACATTGGACGAAGCGAAAAACGTCATAAAGTTGGCAGATACACTAAAAGAAAAAATCGGAAGCGCACTGCAACCGGAAAGTATCGTAAACAATCAGGTCACAACAGAAGCTGGATTCGCACTTGATGCGCGGCAGGCTAACCCGAATATAGACGGCACGCTGGCGAAAAAGGTAAGTGATTTAAACGGCAGTTTAAAAGAGTGCGAAATAAAAACACTTTCTATTGTGGACCATAATTTTGTAACAGCAGACCGAAGCAGATGTAGCCTGATACAAAAAAGGTGGATATTATTAAGTGGCGAAATTGATATAGATTTTACAAATGCAAAAAACTATACCGATAATACCATATTGAAATGCTCTGTACTGCCATTATTTAACACGTATTTTACTGCAATAGATGAAGATGGAATGAGTTATACCGGTGTTTTTTATATGGATGGTAGGATTAACATTTTAATTCGATCCCATATCCCAGAAAGTAAAAAACAAATTTTACGGTTTTCAGGTATTGCATTTGCCTCGATCTAAGTTTTACTCTGCCGTAATCATAATTTTGTTTCACATATCTAACAGCAGAATAAAGATTAAATATCATATAAATTAAAAACCCCAGCCCAAACTTGTACCAAACAAAAAGTGGTACTTCGTGGACTTGCAAGTAACCCAATACCATAATTTAAAGTTTCTAAACCATTCCACGAAAATATAATAAGTGAGTAATCGCCAACATTTTTGAAAGCCGTTACGTGTTTAGACATTGAATTATAAAAATTATCTTCTATTGTGAATACTCTGTATATTCCACACCCATCAGATACTTGCGATGCTGAAGACCAATTATTGATTATTTTTCTGAACTTAAAATTATTCGAGTCGTTTAAACTGCCGTTTAAATAAGTTTAGTAACCCATAAATTTACACATAGAAAGGAATAAAAATATGGACAAAATAATTTTGAAAAACAAAACAGAGTTCGAGATTGCTGAAGGAGCGAGTCTCGGCAATATTCAGATTCAGTCGAAAGACTTTGATGGAATCAAGTCAATCACAGATGCCTTCTCGGAAGAGAACATCTCAAAGGTCACATTTACACACAATGATCAGGCTTCTGGAGAGTATGAGAATCTTAAGTATGAAGGATTCTCATATATGCCGAACATGGGAGAGGATGGCACAGAAGATGGTACATATACAGTAACCGTTAATCTGAGAACCAAGACGGAAATGGAAAAAGCGATTGACGAATTGAAAGCCGGGCATGAAGCAAATGCAGAAGCAATCCAAGAACTGGCAAGCATTGCCGCAGAAAGCGAGGTGTAGGATATGGTTAAGTTTTATGTGCGTAGAATCTTGGTAGACAAGAAAATGACGATTGATGAAGTGCCGATGCGTTGGCGCGCAAAAGTGCAAGAAGAGATTGAGAAACAGCTTACCGCTTCTCTGCAATGACATTTTCTGTCGAAACTTGCGACCGAAAAATGTTGAAATCATGCGTATCGCAGTGATACTATGGACTTGTCCGAAAGGACACTTCAAGTTCTGGCATGGGTGGGGTTTGGCATGGCTCCGCCCATAATTGGGGATTGACTATGCAGAACACACGTTCTATAATATCTGTATCGCTACATAGGGCACATGATTGGGGGGGGTTGAAGTTGGGAAAAGATTACTACAAAAATGAAATCATTAAACTTATTGAAAAAATAGAAAATGCAGGTACTTTGGAGTACCTGCACTCTTTCATAAAACTTTTTTTGGAGAAGTGGGGATAACTCACTTCTCTTCACTTTTTGATAACATAACATTTATCATGTCTAATATTGTTTCTTTGTCTCTTTGCTCTAGTAAAGAGAATTTCCAAAGCAAATCAACATCTTCTTTAGCTATTGCCGAGTTATCTTTCCTTGTTTTCGGTACATCAAGTCCCATAAGCCAAGCTTCCGAAACGTCCAAAGCCATTCCCAACACAACTAGCTTTTCTTGACTAGGCTCATTTTTCCCAGACACATATTGACTAATATCTGATTTATTCATTTTAACACCATATTTTTTACAATATGGAAGAGATAAGTCTATAATATCGACTTGTTTCAACTTTCTTTCTTTCATTAGCTGTTTAAGCCTAGTAGCTGTGTTTTCTCTCATTTTTAATTTCCTCCTTTCTGTAAACAATATAACACGGTTTGAACAAAAGTTCAACATAAAAAACTTAAAAAGTAAAATTTATTGAACTTTTTATTGACAAAACACATCATGTAGTGCTATTATACAATCAGTTCAAAACATTGAACTAAATATTACGAAAGGAGTTGGGAGATATGGCTTTTAATTATAGCAAATTGAGAGGGCGTATTATTGAAAAATATGGTAGCCAATCTGACTTTGCCAAGGCTTTCGGTTGTTCTGACAGGACTTTATCTCTTAAGATGAATGGCAAAAGACCTTGGAAGCAGACAGAAATATTGTCTGCCATTAAGTTACTCGAATTATCCGAGGAAGATATACAGGACTATTTTTTTACCTTGGAAGTTCAAAGTGTTTAACTTTTTGAAAGGAGCAAATATGGAACACAAACCACAAAAAATTGAAATCAAGCCGAGAAGAGAGGGAGAACCACCGTCAAGCATTCATCTTTTTGTAGATGGACATGAAATCAAAGGAATTAGAAAACTTGATTTTTCTGTAGAACCAAACGGTCTTCCACATTTGGTGCTTGATTTACAGGCATTTAATTTGACTGTTGATGCCGTTTGCTTGATATATCAGGAAAAAATCGGGGCAATCAATCTTCAGATTGCAGACGAAGAAAACGAAAGGGGTGATAATGGGTGGAAGAAAAAAGATACCGGCTTTTAGACGAAGAAGGAAAAGCTGTAATTGTAAAGAAAGACAAGGATAGATACATCGGTCTTGATGAATTGGCACAGCATATAGCAATGGATATTGTTGATGATTACCAAAGTATTTTGGATGGCGATAAGAAAATCGAAGATACAAACATTGAATTATCCGTCAAAGTTCTTACCGCCATTTCTCCGGTCATTAAAACATATTAGAAATGTTTTATGTTACGGAATGGGTTTTCTGCCACCTCTACGCTGGATAATTGATTTTCTTCTTTTGGTAGAGATTCTTTGATTTCTTCACGGTATTGGTCGTACTTGGTTTTGAAATCATTGAAAGAATCATTGCATCCACAGATTTTAGCGATAGCGTAGGCAGATACATATTCATTGTTCAAAAATTCACCTCCCTTATTTGATGATAAGGGAATTATACCACAGAAAGGAGAGTTATGAACGAATTACAGATTTTTAATTCGGAAGAGTTTGGAGAGATTCGGACAATTACTAAAGATAATGAGCCTTGGTTTGTCGCAAGTGACATATGCAGGTCGTTAGATTTGTCAAACCCAACAATGGCTATGCAAAGAATTGATGATGATGAAAAGGCTAAATTTAATTTAGGGTTATCTGGTGGAGAGACAAACTGTGTAAACGAATACGGTCTTTACTCATTGGTGCTTGCAAGCAGAAAAAGAGAAGCCAAAGATTTTAAAAGATGGATTACGCATGAAGTCCTTCCGTCAATCCGTAAGAATGGCGGTTACATAGCAGGGCAGGAAACCTTATCTGATGAAGAGTTGCTTTCCAAGGCTCTTATGGTGGCACAACGAAAGATTGACGAAAAGAACGACATCATTGCTATGCAGGACTCACGAATCCAAGGAATGATACCTAAAGAGATTTTCGCTGATGCGGTATCGGCAAGCCATACATCAATCCTCATTGGAGATTTGGCAAAGCTGATTTGTCAGAACGGTGTGCAGATAGGACAGAAGCGGTTGTTTGAGTGGTTGCGAGAGAATAACTTCCTTATTAAAAGCGGTACTTCTAGGAATATGCCAAAACAGAGATATGTGGAACAAGGGTTGTTCGAGGTTAAGGAAAGCAACATTCAGAATCCGGACGGTTCAGTAAGAATCACAAAGACAACGAAAGTTACCGGAAAAGGACAAGTTTACTTTGTAAACAAATTTCTGAAAGGAGCATGAATGAAAAAAGTAATCCAATTCATCATAGGTGCAGTTGCAATGGAATATTCCCTGGTTGCCGCGTGCTATATGGATAGTGAGGGAGCGGCCGGGAATATGGCGGCTATTAAATTTGTAGCCGGTGCAGTAATTGCGGCAATCATGTACTATTGGTCGGAAGTAGACCGAAAGAGAGCTGAACTTGACAAGCGAATTAAGAGAAAACGCAGAATGAGAGAGGATGCATGGTAGGCGTTGTGTATATAAGTGGTACGAGATGTTCCACGAAAGAAAAGCGTATGCTTGCTGAACTTTTGGCAGGGAAACGAAAGAAACAGAATGATAAAGAGAATTTTGAAAAGGTTCTTGACAGAGAAATGGGAAGGAGAAGCAATGGAGAACAAAATAACACTGATCGGTGATGTTGTATCAGCACCGAGGGAAAGCCATAAATCAAACGGTAAGATTTTTTATAAATTTTTCATCGGAGTTGAAAGAAAAAGCGGTGTTGCAGATATTATTCCGGTACTGTTTGACAAAGAAATCAGCGATACAGAAATCAGCGGAACGGTATGTGTCAAGGGAAAGATAGTTACCCGGCACGTAAAAACAGGGCCAGGAGAAGCCATTCTTATGTATGTTATGGCTGATACAATCACAAAACCAGAGGATGATAGCCATTTGAATGAAGTAAGTCTTGATGGAATCATCGAGGAAAAACAGCTTAGGGAAACGCCACTTGGTCGTAAAATCTGTGATGTGAAACTCAAAAACATAAGAGAAAATGGAAAAGAGGATTTGATTACTTGCATCGTATGGGGAAAGTGTGCAGAATATACAGACTCACTTGCTTTAGGTGATGCAGTGAGTGCATACGGCAGATTGCAGAGCCGGAGATACAAGAAAACGTGTAAAGATGGTCGCGTTGTGGAAAAAGTTACATATGAGTTATCAATAAAAGGAATCGTGGGGGTGTAGAATAATGCGAATGATTTTAAAATCGTTACATGGTGAGAACTTCAAGGGCATCAAGAGCATTGACATTAAATTTGGGGAGAAAAAGACAAAGATTAGCGGACAGAACGCGTCCGGGAAGACAACAATTTTTGATATAGTTTCATGGTTATTTTTTAATAAGAACAGTGCCGGCGAGGAAAAATTCAATGTCAGACCATTGGATAAGGACGGAAAGCGCATTGATAACGTGGAAATCAAGGTTGTTGGTGTTATTGATGTAGATGGTAAGGAAGTAGAACTTTCCAAGGTTCAGAAACAGAATTGGGTTAAGAAGCGCGGAACCGATACCGTTACTTTGCAGGGTAATGTCAATTCATTTGAGATTGACGGTTATCCAAAGAGTGAAGCTGAATTTAAGGCTTATATTTCCGGTTTAGCACAGAGTGAGGAAATGTTTAAGATGCTGACCAATCCGCAGTATTTTTCTTCTCTGAAATGGAAAGAACAGAGAGACATTCTGATGAAACTTGTTGCAGAGGTTTCAGATGTGGAGTTGGCAAAGACAGATGCCAAGTATGCGCCGCTGATTGGAGAATTGGAGAAAGCACCATCTACAGACGATATTCGCGCCAAGTTTTCCAAGGCTTTGAGCGAGTGGAAGAAGAAACAGTCTGAAATCCCGGTGCGTATTGATGAAGCCGAGAAATCAAAGGTTGATGTAGATGTTGCAGAGCAGGAGTTACTAAAAGCCGATTTGGAGCGAAAGATTGAAGCCATTAAATCTTCAATGGCGAAATCTGATGTGCGGATTGATGAAATGCGCAGCGAAGAAATGCATTGTCAGTTTGAAATGTCCGCTATCGCGCAGACCATGAATAACGAACTTTCAAGCAAGAAACGTGAGATTGAAAATCACAAATATGACCACGAACGGAAGTTAGAGGATGCTCGTTCATCTATCAGAAAAGCGCAGGATTCTATTGAAAGTAATAAGAAAACAATTTCTGAACAGACTATTAAGAAAGCTGACCTTGCGAAAAAGTACAAAGAGGAAAAGGAAAAGAAGTTTGATGATTCCAAGTGGGTATTTGACGAATCTACAACGGTTTGTTCATTATGCGGACAAAGATTGCCGGAAGATAAAATAGAGTCTTTAAGAGCCGATTTTTCGCAGAGAAAGGCAGATGCAATCGAGATATTTAATGAAGAACACGCGAAAACGCTTGCCATGATTGTTGACGATGGAAATGCGTGCGCTGAAATGATTAAGAAGCTGACCGAGAATAACAAGGAATTGGAAAACACAATTAACACCTTGAAACTGAATGAAGCGGAAGAAATTGACATTATCAAAGGATTTGACGAACAGATTTCTAAGATTCCGAAATGCGCTGATTATACGCAGAATGCAGAATATGCCAAGTTAAAGGCTAAACAGGACAAGTTGCTTGCTGATATTGCAGAGTTAGAATCCAAGGGTGCAGATAAGGCAGTTGAGGACGCGAAAGCTGATAAAGCAAAATTAAAGAGTCAGCTTGATGAAGTAAATAAGATTATCGCACAGGCGGCTAACAACGTTATGATTGATGACCGAATCGAAACACTTAGAGACGAACAGAAAGAAATCGGGCAGAAAGTTGCCGACCAGGAACAGATGCTTTACCTCTTGGAAGAGTTCATTCGCTTCAAACTGAATAAGGTTTCTGAATCCATTAATAGTCATTTTAAGACAGTAAACTTCAAGCTATTTGAAATGCAGTTAAATGGCGGCATGAAAGATTGTTGTGAGTGTACCGTGAATGGAGTCGGATATTCAGATTTGAATAATGGTCACAAGATTTTAGCCGGACTTGACATTATTCGTTCATTGAGCGAGTTATACGGTGTGAGCGTGCCTATTTTTGTTGATAACGCAGAATCGCTGAATGAGTTCAATGTGCCGGATATGGATGCACAGTTAATTCTTTTGAGCGTTTCCGAGGACAAACAGTTGAAAGTCGAGTGTGTGTAGAATGTCAAGAGTAGGGACAAGCAACAACATCACACAGCCGGATGCAAGGTGCATGTCGTGCAAGCGTTGGAAGAGCGCAACTAAGAAAGGATTCTTTGGTTTTGCAGAATCCGGAAATTGTTCTCTTCCGTATTGCGAAAAAGACGCGAGGAATAAAGGAAAGAGAGGGTTTAGAAGATGAAACAACAGATTACAGAGGAAATGAAAATCCAGAATGAATGGTACAAAGAAGCGAAAAAACAGACTGTGGAAACGCTTCCGGAATTTGTAAGGCATTTAACAGAAGACTATTCGCATGATTATGGAACTATTTGCCACGCAGTTGCGGCAGCAGGAATAGCAGCCATGTACGCGGTTGACAATTCTCCGACAGGTGGAATTACCGGATTTCAAGCCGGATGTATTATGTGGCAGGTTATTAGAGAATGGAATTTTCAGAACAATAAGACAGGGTTGAAAATTCTTGATTATGACAATCTTCTTTATCCGCAGTATAAAGCTTCTTTTGTATCTATAAGTAGTAAAATTTGGGAATCTGTCAAGAAAGAAGCTCAAAACAAAATTAACCAGAATAACGATAAAGTGGAAAAATGGAAGGTTGCTCATGATAAATGGGCTATTGATATGGAGAAGTTTAAAGTAGACGTTGTGGAATGGCAGAAACAGCATCCGGAATATCCAACATATGAGGACAATCCAAAATTCTATGAGCATCTTTGCTTTGGAACCGAGAAAGAATGGGATGAAGAAACCAAGAAACAGGAGAGCGGATTTATGTTTGCTCCAACGGAACCATGCAATCCAAGTGCTAATCCAAATGTTATTGCACATTGGAAATCTATTGTTAATGGAAATGTTCCATTTGGTTTGAAAATTGAGGAGGAATGATAAATGCAGTATATCAAAGCGAAATTTCCAAACAGCACAAGAAGCTACGTGTATCGCACCAAGGATTCCGTGAAAGCTGGCGACACGGTTGTAAATGCCAAGGGTGCAAAGCTGACCGTTACGGATGAATCAGTGGATATGAAGTGGGTGGATACCTACGGCGCTGATAAGGTGGCGGTTGTGAAGAAGTGTGAAGAAAGCGAGGAATGTGCATGAAGCTGATTAGTAATGCAAAGTTTGGGGAACCGGTGGAAAGTGGAACGGTTTTCAGAACTCAAGGCCACGGAATCGACATTTGCATACATAAAATTTGCGGTTGCGGAGATACGTGGTATCTTAATTGCAACGAATTGGGAATTGATAATCTACAGCTCAAAAGCGAAAATCTTTTCCGATGCGTGGATGAAGCAAAGGAAATTCTCAAGAAACAATTAGAACTTTTAAATGAGCGGTTCAATAATTTTTATGAAGATAACGATGTTAAGATTTTAAGATATTAAGAAAGTGAGGAATAATTATGGCAGAGAACACAGAATTAGTAAAGGCAGAAGAAAAGACAGAGGTTGCAACACACAATAACAAGGTTACCGATTACAGCCTTGGGATTTTTGGAACATCTGATAATTTCATTATGGCTATGCAGATGGCAAAGGCGTTAGCCGAGTCAACAATAGTTCCGCAGACGTATCAGAAAAATCCATCTAACTGTTTGATTGCCATTGAGCAGGCGCAGAGAATGTGCATCAGCCCGCTTATGGTTATGCAGAACCTTTTTCTGATACAGGGCAAGCCAAGCTGGAGCAGTAAGTTTTTGATCGCGTCTATCAACGCCAGCAACAAATTCGACATGGAGTTGCAGTACGACGAAACCAAGGACAAGAACGGAAAACCTTATTCTTGCACTGCGTGGACTATGAAAAATGGTCGAAGAATTGAGGGCATGGAAGTTAATATGCAGATGGCAGATGATGAAGGTTGGACGAAGAAGAACGGCAGCAAGTGGAAAACAATGCCGCAGTTAATGCTTCGTTATAGAGCAGCATCATTTTTCTCTAGCCTTAATTGCCCGGAGCTGACAATGGGACTTTATACCAAGGAAGAAATCGAGGATGGCGATTTCAAGGAATATCCGATGGAAGATTTGCAAGAGCAAGTCAAGCGTGATATTACGGAGAACGCCAACAGTGAGCCATTTGTTACGGCGGAACCTTGTTCAACCGAAAGTGCAGCAGTTGAGCCGGAGAAAGTAGCCGGAGAAGTCGTTGAGAATGACGAGAACGTACCGGACTTTATGAAAGATTAGGGAGGTTTTTATGAGAGTTATATCGCAGGACGGAACCCTTGATATGCCATATGAAGAGGTGATTATTCAGAGATTCAGGTCAAGAATTTATTTCCTGAACAAAAACTTAATAGGTGTTGAGTCGCTTAATGAAGACATGCAAATTGCTGAATATTCCACTGAAGAAAAAGCAAAGAAAGCCATGGAAATGCTTAGAATTGCGTATGCTGGCAAGTTTATCACAAATGCGGATATTCCAGATGATTTCAATGAAACGCTAAAGGCTGCTATGAAAGGCGGCTTTGGAACTGTGGCAGTTAAGGATACTTGCGAACGTGTGGAATTTAACAATCTGAATGGATATTTTCAGTTTCCGGCAGAGGAAGAATTGGAGTAGGGTATGGAGGTTTTATCGTTTTTAGATGCAGTTCAACGCGATATGGCTGATAATATCTACAACTTTTGTAAAGATGGAAAGTGTAGCCAATGCGGTAATTGTTGCAGTAACTTGCTTCCTATGAGCCAAAAGGAAATTGATGTTATTCGCCGGTATATACGCAAGAAGCATATCAAAGAGTGCCGGCATATCGCGCCGGCAACGGTAGCCTATGACATGACTTGTCCGTTTCTTGATACAGGAAAAAGTTGCGAAAAGTGCCGCATTTATCCGGTTCGACCGGAAATATGCAAGCAGTTTATTTGTGACAATGAGCAGAGAGCAAAGCACAACCGGAAGTTGCTAGGGCAGACACGAGACATTGTTGATGTAAGAGAAGAATTTTTCGGAAAGTGAGGTGGTATATTGGTTGAGGAATGGAGATGGGTAAAGGGCTTTGAGGGTGTATATCAAGTATCAAACCTTGGAAGATTGAAGAGTTTCAAAAAATATTCTGACGGTTATATTCTTTCTGAAAGGAACGAAAAGGGAGGATACCTGAGTGTTGTCCTTTATGATTCAATTCAGAAAAAGCGACGTTGTACTAGAATTCATGTGTTGGTGGCAGAGTCTTTTATCGGAGAAATTCCTAAAGGTTACCATGTTCATCACATTGACGACAACAAGCAGAATAATGTTGTTACCAACCTTGAAATTATACATCCAAAGAAACACCGAATAGAAACACATAGACAACATCCACAAATCAGTACAGGAATGATGAATTACAATAAGTTTGAAAGACCTAAACATATTTTACAGTATGATTCAGATGGACATTTTATCGCTGAATATGCAAATGGACAAATTGCAAGCGAACTTACGGGAATTTGTCAAAGAAATATCTTGCAGGTGGCAAACGGAGAAGAATACAAACCGGGGAAGATAAGAAAACAAGCCGGTGGGTATATTTGGAAACTAAAGGAAAGTGAGGTGGTTTAAATGCTTATGCGATGTTGCGGTTCATCATCGGCAGGCAACAGTTACGCTTTAATCAGCAATAGTGGCGAGATTCTTGCAATCGAAGCCGGATGCAAATTTCTTGATTTTAAGAAAATGATTGATTGGCGTATTTCTGATGTTGCAGGATGTATCGTCTCACATGAGCATGGTTAGGAGACCATGCACGATACATAAAAGATTTCATGAAATCCGGCATACCGGTTTATACGGCATTTGAAACGCAGACAGCACTTGAAACCATTACCGGAGAGCGTACAATAGCCATTCCGCCACGCAGAGTACGGAAAATCGGCAGTTTTACGGTTACCCCCTTCAATGTACCGCATGATACAGAAATAGAGTGCTACGGCTATTTAATTGAGCATGAGGAAATGGGTAAACTGTTATTCTTGACCGACTTGGAATATTGCAGATATGACTTTTCCCACATGAAGGTTGAGCATATCATGGTCGAATCCAACTACAGTATGGACTTGGTAGACCGGAATGAGCCGAACTACGAACACCGTTTGCGAGGTCATATGAGCCTTGATACGGCACTTAAATTTATTCAGACGAACGACAACCCAGCTTTACGAAATGTCGTTTTAATACACTTATCGGATACAAGCGGAAATCCCGCGTTATTCCTACAACGAACGAAAGAAACAATTGAATATGGAGCAAATGTTTATGTTGCAGAAAAAGGGCTAGAGGTTGATATGAACCTTTGTCCGTTCTGATTGGTTGAAACACCTTGGCGAAAGCCTAAAAGAAACTATCTTGTTTGGCGAATAGTTATCACAAACCTTATTGAAAGCCATGTCTTGGCGGTGCGTTTACCGTGCCGCCCTTACAAAAGATTGGAGGTAAAAATTGAAATTATGTGAATACTGTATGGCTGAATTTGAGCCGAAACAACAAAATCAGAAATACTGTAGACCAGAATGCGCAAGAAGATCTGCGCAGTTTAGAAATTTTAAAAAGGCTGGAAGAATTGTGTATACAAGAATATGCCCGAAATGCGGCAGGCTGTTTATGACAATAGATGAACGAAAACTTCATTGCCAAGACTGCATCGGCATTGACATTAAAGAACGATTGAGAAAGCCAAAGAAAAAGGATGATGCAATCAAGGCTGTGAATCATATGGCACGCGCTTCCGGAATGAGTTACGGAAAGTTTGTGGCTCAAATGAGCATGGAACGGTTAGAGAGGAAGTGATTGAATGGATTATAAGAAATTCAAACAGGCGAAAGCCGTTGAAGCAAAGAACAAAAAACGTTGGTTGGAAGTGAACCCAAAGCTGGATGATGAAAGCGGAATTTACTCGTTAGTAAGGGTTGACGAGTATGGCTTCCGGTATGCCTACGTGGGACAGGCAAAGCATATTTTGACAAGGCTTGCACAACATCTTGTTGGGTATCAGCACATTGATCTTTCGCTGAAAAAGCACGGTCTGTTTTCGCAAGACAACAAATATGGTTGGAAAGTTGGTTGCGCGCATTATCCAGAAAATGAGCTGGACGAGAAGGAGCAGTATATTATCAAACTGTATGCAGACAAAGGCTATCAACTTCGCAATAAAACAAGCGGTTCACAGGGCGAGGGTAAAGCTAAGATTGATGATTACCGTCCGGCAAAAGGCTATTATGACGGCATTAAACAAGGCAAAAAGAGTCTTGCCAAGGAATTATCGCATATCGCTGAAAAGCACCTTGAAATCCGTTTGAAGCCGGAGAAACAGGGAAACAAAGTTTCTGAAAAACAGTATGAGAAGTTTATGGCTTTGATTTCTGAAGATACATATGAGGAGAGTGATTAAATGGCAGAAGTCAAGTGGATTAAAATCACAACAGATGTTTTTGATGATGAAAAGATTCTGCTGATTGAGAGTATGCCGAGTGCGGATAGCATCATTACGATTTGGTTCAAACTTCTCATTCTTGCCGGAAAACAGAATAACAACGGTGTGTTTATGATGAGCAACAAATTACCGTTCACGGATGAAATGCTTGCCACCATTTTTCGCAGAGATTTGAACACGGTAAGGCTTGCGCTTAAGACCTTTGAAGAGTTTGGAATGATTGAAGTTGTTGACAACGTGATAACGATTCCGAATTGGAACAAGCACCAAACACTTGACGCTTATGAGAAGAAAAAGGAACGTGACAGGCTATATCAGCAGAACCGGAGAAAGAAACAGAAGAACCTAATTGAGCAAAAATCGCCCGATAAATCGTCTGACGTCGCTGTTTCAGATAAAGAAGAAGAAAAAGAAGAAGATAAAGAGAAAGAAAATATAAAAGAAAATTCGCTGTCGACCGATTCCGGAGAGTTGTTTGATTTTGACGATGCATGGAAAAAGACTTTTAGTATATACCCCAAGAAAACAGCGTACAGTACCTCTAAAACAGCTTGGATGGATAAGGTGCTAGAAGTTATCGAAGAGAACCAACCGGACATTGCACGGCTGTTATACAAAGCCACAGAGGCATATTTGAGTGACTATCAAGAAAAGAATCCAGACGATACGGATTTTCGATACATTCCAAAATATGTTGATTGGCTGAAAAATGATTGTGACTATTGGTTGCAGATCGCGGAGAAACGAGGTGATTGCAGTTGACAGAAGCAGAGTTCGGAGTGATCGGGTGCGTATTGATTGACAATGATGTGCTAAATAACATCTGGCGAACACTGAAACCGGAAATGTTTAGTTCGGAATTTGCACAGGATACATACAAAGAAATGCTTGCTATGTATGACCGGAATGAAAGTATAGATCCTATGTCCTTGTCAATGGCACTTGAAAGCCACAAATACGCACAAGAGCAGATTAGCGAATTGATGAAATCCTGTATTACCGGAACAATCACTTCAACTATGGTCAAAAGTTATGCCGATGCGGTTGCGAAAGAATACAAAGTAAGAACGGTTCGTGACATGTATCAGAAATCCAGCTTAAAACCATGTGACATTGATGATACAATCAGTGATCTTCTTACAAGGCTTGAACATTTGCAAGAGGGAAAAGAAGTAAAACTAAAGCCAATTAAGCAGATTTCAGTTGAGAATAAAGACAAATATTTCAACGAAAGTGTCGGAGAGGGCGGTATAAAAATCGGGTTATCGCAACTTGATGATGCGCTTGGAGACCTTGAACGCGGTGATGTAACAGTAATTGCTGCAAGACCGGCAGTCGGAAAATCCGCACTCACAACGCAGATTATTGGCAATATGGCAAAGAAAGGACTTAAAGTCGCATATTTCAATTTGGAGATGAGCGATAAACAGGTATATGAACGATTTATTTCAAGACTTGCGGAAATCGGCTTAACGAGAATCAGAAGAGCAAAAGCGTTTCTTGGCGATGAACAGGAAAAATTTAACCAAGCAAATGAAGAAATGAGTGATTATCAATTATGGATTGCATCCGGGACTGTATCTCCGAGGGAAATAAAGTCAGAATGCAGGCACCAAAACTTTGACGTTATCGTTGTTGACTATCTGCAATTGCTTATGCCGGATAACAGATATTCCGGAAGAAATGAAGAAGTAGCATCAATTTCAAGAGGTTTAAAATCGGTTGCAAGAGACTTAAATACACATGTAATAGCACTTTCGCAGATAACAAGAGCATCTGAAAGCAGAGACACAAAAGAACCTACCATGGCAGAGTTGAGGGAATCTGGAGCAATCGAACAGGATGCGTCAAACATAATTATGCTGTGGAATCTGTCAGACAATGACAAGGGAGCCAAGGGTGTAAAAATCGAGAAGAACAGACAGGGAATGACAATGCGTGAAGCAATGGAGTTTGATGGAGATCACATGAAGTTTGTTGAAATCGAAAAACCACTTGATGATGTTGTTGCGGAAATCAAAAAGAAAGAACGTGGGGACGGATTCAAACCATACAATGGCGATTGTCCGTTTTAGAGGTAGCAGCTATGGCAAGTGCAAAAATCGAAAAGGGTTCAGAAGAATGGCAAGTATTTATGGATTATTGGCAATTCATTCAGAAATACTATTCACCGGACAACGCTGATTCTTGGTGGGATGAAGTTGTAAAATCCGGAGAATCATTGATAAACAAATACAAGGGCATGGAGATTGAAGAACGTGCAAGACAGCTTGTATTGAGTCATTTTGCATGGTTGGAAATCACATACAGAAAGGAGAAATCAAAGAAATGAGCAATGCGTTGAGACGGAAGAAAAAGCCGACATTTTACACAAAACAGGAAATGCGGATTATCGGGCAAAATGATTTTGAAAAGAGAAATGCTGATAAGGTTATATCAAAATCATACAAAGATTTTGTCGTGATTGGGTACATAATTCTGCATGACAAATTCGGATTCGGACAGACAAGAATCATCCGGTTGCAGGATTTTTTGAAATCCTACTTAGATGAAGCAGCATCCGGTGGAAATACCGGAAAGGACTTGTCTGTTTACCTGAAAAGTAAATACGGAATCGACATCAAAGAAGAAGTCGGAAAAATTCCACAGAGACAGTTAATGAACCTGTATGCAAAGAAAGGTTTCTGTATCGAGCGTGAAGCCTACAGACTTTCCAGTGCATCTTTGTTTAACTATTTTGCACTGACACTTACTATTCTGAAAAATGAATTTAAGATAACAGCGAAACAGTTGCAATATTTCACGGAAAAATTCATCGACTACATTGATACACTGGCTAATTACAAGCAGTTTCAGTTGACTGTACCGATGATTGCCGAGACATTGGCTGATGAAATCAAATTTGTGTGTGATTTGGAGGTGTAGAGAATGGCTGAAAATGAGAAATATGTGGACTGTTTGACCGAAGCGGAATCCGAAGATATGGCAGTTATCGTAAACAAAACGATAAAGGAAATTTGTTTATTTTCTGATAAGCACAATTTTGACCGCGACAATATGCTTAAGTATTACGCGGAACTTATCGGTACATTTACTGAAATTTCAACAATACAGGGCTTTGAAGTGGAAAATCCACATACCAATGCTGATCGAATTCGAAGCATGACGAATGAGGAATTGGTAAGTGTGGTTGTGTGTCCGGACAGTGTTACAGGCGAGGACACTGATTGCAATCAATATCATGATTGTAAGGAATGTACTCTTGATTGGTTGCAGAAAGAAAGTGAGGTTTAGATATGCTGAACAGAGAGAAATATGGAAATGAGATTATAGAACTTGCGGTAAATAAAGGAATGTTTTGCATTAAAAATGGAGAGCCTGTACTTTGCGAAGAAACTGAATGTAAAGATTGTGATTTTCACGAATCAGATTCATGCAAAGGTAGTACGTATAATTTCCGCGAATGGCTTAATTCAGAATATGTTGAGCCACCTGTTGATTGGACTAAAGTTCCGGTCGATACGCCGATTTTGGTAAGAGGTCATGAAAACCGCGAATGGACTAGAAGACATTTTGCAAAAATCAAAAACGGAACGGTGTTTGCATGGCGTGGTGGGGCAACATCTTGGAGCGAGGATGATGAAGAGACTATTCCGTGGAAATATGCCAAGCTGGCAGAAAGTGAGGAATAGACATGGAGAGATTAACAGAACGGACAGCGGATGGAATCTTAGTAAAAGAGAATTACGAGAAAAAATCCTTAAAAACCTTGTATTCGCGCTATGGCGAAAAGCCTAATTCATATTATTCCAACTATGAAGAAGGTTATTGCGCAATGGAGAAGTTGGCAGATTACGAGGACTTAGAGGAACAGGGCAGACTTGTTATTCTACCTTGTAAGGTGGGAGATACAGTATATGCAATTGGATTTAATAATAATAAACCAATTATTTATGAATCGGTTGTATTAAGCATACTGATTACTGAAAAAGAAATTGCTTTCAATGTAAAAGTTGATGAATTTGGAATCAATTCGAAGTTAAAACAATCTATGTTTGATAAAACAGTATTCCTCACAAAATCCGAAGCCGAAGCAAAACTGAAAGAATTGAGAGGTGAAGAAAATGGATAAATTTCTTAAAAGCGTAAGCGAGCGTGACTTTGATAGAAGAATATCGGAAGTCGTTGAAATGCTTGAGAAAAAACAACTCTACGGAACTATCAGTTTGATAAAAGATTTGAAATATTACCTTGACTTAGCCACAAAAGAAAAAGCACACACTTGCAACTGCCAGCGCAACAGCAATTCAATAGATAATAAGCTTTGTTGCGGATGCGATAGCAAATTTTCAGAAAATGATGATACAAAAAACAAAGTTACATCTCTGGAAATTATCGTAAGGATGATAGACAACAAGCCATATTACGAAATCAAGTACAAAAAAGTCGGAGAAGATTATTACCATGTAGGTTACAGTTCATTCAATATTGATAATGTATTGAAATGGCGTGATGAGTGTTTTGAACTTGTTGATGCGAAAGCTACTAGAGTAGTAATACAGGCACTTGAAGAAGTACAACAGTACCGCGCAATCGGCACACCGAAAGAATGTAGGGCGGCGGCGGTTAAGCAGACGGCGAAGAAACCTATATTTAACCATAACCTTAGTGATACTCTTTCTGTATTCCATTGTGAATGCGGAAACAAAATTAAAGTCAGTCACAATATAGGAATAATGAATAATAACAATGCGCCAAATTACTGTAGTAATTGCGGTTGTAAATTTGATTGGGGTGATGAAGAATGATGTTTCAATCGTACATAAATTTTTTTCTACTAATACTTATAGCCGTCAGGCTAGATATTCTGACAGAATTTGGAGTTAAACTTTTTTGCATTCTGTCGGTTGTAGGGATGATTGGACATGAGATTTTTGATTATTTGAAAAGAGGAGATGAAAAACAATGAGACTGATTGATGCTGGGTTGGTTTTAGACAACTTAAGTGGACGGCTTGAAAGCATGAAAGATTATGATGCAGTAAAAGATGTGATTAACAATATGCCGACTGCATACGACGTGGACAAGGTTGTAAGACAGTTGGAAGCATACAGTAATGCAGACGAAGCAGAAAGACTTGGAACAATGCCAGTAGTGGAGCTTGCAGACGCAATTAAAATCGTGAAAGGCGGTGGAGTAGATGCGAAAACCGATTCCTAAATCCGTAAGGAAACAGGTATATGCGAAATACAATGGGCATTGCGCTTATTGTGGCTGTGAAATACCGGAGAAAGGCTTTAATGTAGACCATTTGCATTGCCTTAGAAATTATGAGTACACCGAAGAATTTACCGGGATTGACGTACACGATATAAGCAATCTGATGCCGTCTTGCGGGTCATGCAATCGCTACAAGTCAACAATGGATTTGGAAACATTCAGAGAGGAGTTACAGAAGATACCAGATAGGCTGAAAAGAGATGTGTGTACATACAATATAGCCTTGCGGTATGGCATGGTAAAGGAAAATAGAGAACCTATAAAGTTCTATTTTGAAAGGGTAGGTGGCGCAGATGGAAAAAAGCAGAGCTAGTAAAATGAACGGCTGTCGTAGCATGGTAAGCCGTCAGAAAAATGATGTTTTTAAGTTTAAGCCTAAGAAGAAAAAGAAAGGGTGATTGTATGGCTAAAGCAGTATTGGTAATGGATATGCCGGAATCATGCGATATGTGCGATTTCGTAGATGATGAGCAACCACCAAGATACGGGGAAAAACATTGTATTGTGGGATACCGGGAATGGGAGAGGACGTAACAGATTATATAGCATGTAGACCCGAATTTTGTCCTCTCCGGGAGTTTCCAGAGAAGATACCTGATTTAAAATCCGGTTATGAAGATTTCAGCGTATCAATACGTCGGGTGGGTTGGAATGCCTGCTTGGATGAAATTTTGAAAGAGGGTAGGAGTGAATGAGCGAAATTAAAGGCTATACAGTGGAAGAAGTCGCACGAGATGAAAAGCAAAAACTTATTAGCGATTATGAATTTTGCAAGCGTGATTTAGCCGAAATCAGACAGCGTGAAAAAGAAATTGCAGATATAAGACTTGATTACAATTCAAAGATAGTAAAGTACAGGATGGAAAGCGTAAACAGAGTTCTTGACTTCATAAGAAGCGAATATAATGCAGGAAGAATTTGCGACCTTGAAACGCTATTGTGTCACTGTCAAAACAAACTGAACGGCAACATTGACGGAACAGAATTAGACCTTGACGAGCGTTTAAGAGGAGTTTCTTTTAAGAAAGTTGGTGAAGATAATGCTAATTCCGAAAGTTAAAGCCAAAGAGTTCGAAAAATTCGGATTTAAGAAGTGCAAGGGAGAATATGGTAAAAGTGGTTGCTATTATCTTTGCGTTGCAAGAGGTGTGAAAATGCTTTTTGTTAGCAATGTGATTTTTGATGTTGCTAATTGGGATAATAATGACCCAAGGATACATAAAAACGCAAATTGCAGATACAGAGACAACAGGACGTACCTTGATATTATTTATGAGCTTATTAAGGCAGATATGCTTATGAGCGATTATTTGGAAGTAGGTGATGTAGAATGAAGATTTTAAGTTAAGAAGAAATACAACAAACTCATTGAAGATTTTGAGGAATTGCAGAAAAAGGTCGAGGAACTCAAAAGGATAAACGAGAGTATCGGGAAAAAGCTGGAAGATAAAAAGACAAGTTGCAAGGCAAATGTTGGAAAAGATTTTTGTAATGTTTGCAAAAATTCTTACAGTTATAAGAACAATAATGGGCTTATTCCCATTAACCGTGTAGGTTGCTTGCTGTGTCTTGTGAGGATTTTAAGAGAAAAGAAAGTAGGTGATTCAAAGTGGGTAACAATGCAGAGATAGTAATAGCACAGGCTTTAATGATGAGAATTAAAGATTATGCAGAAAGAGCCTTGGATAAAAAAGATGTAACACTTGATATGGCTATGGTTGAAATACGTGATACAGTTGACGCTTATGACGAGTATTTTCAGACAGGCAGAAAGCCACAGTAACTAACTAAAAATCAAAGAAAGGAATAGGTTGTGCGCACATAAAACCGAGGTTTCCTTTTGGTAGATTTAGAATGTATAAAAAGAAGATTAAATGTGAGATATATCGTGATTCAATGCAGAATTACAAGAAATACGCAATACCACCAGCGCAGTTGATTATAGCAGATGTTCCTTATAATGTCGGAAACAACTTCTATGGCAGTAACCCTATGTGGTATAACGGTGGCGATAACAAAAACGGAGAGAGCAAACTTGCGAAAAAGGCGGCTTTCAATTCAGATTTTAACTTTAATTTGTACGAATACTTCCATTTTTGTTCAAAGATGTTGAAAAAAGAGGACACAAAGCCTATCGCAAGGGGCAGGAGTAGTAATAGCCCTTGTATGATTGTATTTTGCGCATTTGAGCAGTTGTCAACATTGATTGCGGCGGCGAAGAAACACGGATTCGTTAATTACATACCGCTTGTATTCTGTAAAAATTACAGTCCACAGGTGCTTAAAGCAAATATGCGTATCGTAGGTGCTACGGAATATGCGCTCGTACTGTACCGAAATAAGTTACCGAAATTCCGAAACGGCTTGCAGATTGATGAAAACGGAAAGAATATCAGAGGTACAGGACACATGATTTTCAATTGGTTTACTTGGGAGAAAGACGGAAAAGATGTGCCGAAAATTCATCCGGCGCAAAAGCCGGTAGCAGTCCTTAAAAAGCTGATTGAGATTTTTACAGACGAGGGAGACGTTGTTATTGACCCTTGTTGCGGTAGCGGTAGCACGCTAAGAGCCGCCGCAGAACTTGGCAGAAGTGCATACGGATTCGAGATTGACAGAAACTTTTACGAGCGTGCAAAGAATGAAATGCTTGTATTTGAAAAAGACGAGCAAATGGATTTATCAGATTATATTTAATGGAGAAATGGCTTATGAAATTTACAAAATTCATTAAGCCAGAACTTGAACAAATCAAAGAAAATGCCAATTTCACGGAAGAAGAGGAGAGGATTTTCTCTCTTCTCTGCCGTGGTTTTTCACAAAAGCAAATATCCACAAAAGAAAATCTATCACTAAGAACGATAGAGTACAGAGTGAGAGATATAAAGGATAAAATAGAAAGAACGGGGGTATTTGATTGGATGAAAAAGAACTGTTGAAATATGCCGTTGATAGTGGTATTCTCGACATAGCACTTGTGCAGAAACAAGTCACTATGCAAAAGAGAGAAAAATTACTCAACAAAAACCCTTATAAAATCTATCAAGGAAAGGATGAGAACTGGTACTCATATCTGCCGGATGAAGTAAAAGGCAGACGTAAAATCAAGGCAAAGCGCAGAGAAGCGGTCGAGCAGAAAATCATTGATTATTGGAAAGAGAGAGAGGATGACCCTACAGTTGGGGAAATCTTCAACCGTTGGATTTCACAAAAGCTGGAACTTGAAGAGATAAGCAGGGCAACCTATGACAGATACTTAATGGACTTTCAGAGATACTTTGACGGTATCAAAGATAAGAAAATCAAAAGGATAGACGAATGCGACCTTGAAACGTTTATACGAAACAGCATCCATGATTTCAACATGACTTCCAAGGCATTCTCGAACTTCCGGACGCTGATTTATGGAATCTTTAAGTATGCCAAGCGGAAGAAGTATGTTAAGTTTTCCATTACATACACGCTGAAAGATATGGACATATCGCCAAAAGCATTTAAGCACGTAGTCCGGCAGGCAAAAGACCAAGTATATATGCCAGATGAAAAGGAACGCATGGAGATGTACTTAAGGAACCACTTGGATATCGTGAACCTTGGATTGCTATTTATGTTTAAGACAGGGGTACGTGTCGGGGAATTGTCGGCATTAAAGCGGAAAGATGTTGAAAATTACACGGTTGCTATCAATTCTACAGAAACACGCTATCGTGATGATGATGGTTTTCACTATGAGGTCAAAGATTTTCCGAAATCAGAAGCCGGATTGCGATTTGCCATATTGCCGGATAAGTACAAATGGATTCTTGATGAAGTACGAAAGAGAAATCCCTTCGGGCAATATCTATTTGAGAGAGACGGAGAACGGTTGAAATCCTACAACTTTCGTGAACGTTTGCGGTATATCTGCGAACATGAATTGAGAATGAAAGTGAAATCTCCGCACAAAATCCGAAAGACATACGGAAGTATCTTGCTTGACGGAAAAGTGAAAGAGTCCACAATCCTTGATACCATGGGGCATACAGACATTAGTTGCACAAAAGATCATTATTATTTTGATCGTACCGGAATTGAGGAAAAGAGACAGGAACTTGACTTAATCGAAGCATTATGAGTCCCTCGTACTCAAAGGTACTCAAAGAAAAATTGAAAGAATGGCTATTTTAAGCCATTTCAAGGCAATTACTCTAGGGTTCGATTCCCGTACGGACTG